CAGGATGCAGTCGGTCGCATGACCTCGCTCCACATCGACGGCAAGTCCGTGCAGGACGGCACGCCGAGTCCGAGCAATCCCGTGCCGATTAGGAGCGTGGAATCGCGCAACCTGCTCCAGCGCACGCTGACGAACTCGACCTACTATGCGCTGGACGATAGCGGCTTCTACAACACGGGCACTGGTTTCGCATGGTCATATGCGAATACGTGCGCCAGAGCCTCGCTCGCGCAGGGAACCTATACGGCAAGCGTCCATCTTGCTGCAAGGGAATCGAGCGCGAGCGCCGAGCTGAGGGTGTTCTCATCGAGCGGCGCTCAGCTCGCGCAGACGAGCCTGAACGTCAACACGTCCGTCTCGTTCACGCTTGACGAGGCAGATACCATCGGGCTGGCAATCAAGATATACGCGAGCGGGAACCGTGCGGAATTGCAGCTGGAGCTAGGCACCGAGTCGAACCCGTACCAAAAGCACGGGACAATCGACCTTGTCGAGCATGGCGCGAACCTGCTCGATGTGCTCTCGGCTCAAATCGGCACGTCTGATGCGAGAATCAAGGTCGACAGGCTGGGCGAATCAGCCATGCGCGTTTACTCGACCTCGGCGGCTGGCAACTATCAAGCTACCATGACGCCGACCGAGACGCTGGGGTTGGAAGGCGGGAAGACGTACTGGGTATCCGCCCACGCGACCGTCGCAAGAGGCTGCAAGCACATCGCGTTCCGCAAGGACAGCGACAACAGCAGCCTAGGCAGCACGTTCCCGAGCAGGAACAGCGGTACGCTCCGATTCAGCCATGCTTACGACCCGTCGGTTCCAAGCTATCTCTCGTTCCTCGTCACGTACGGGCAGTCAATCACCGCAGATGTGACCTACGACAACATCTTGCTCACCGAGAAATTCTCAACCGCGCCCATCGACCTCCAAGGCAACGCGGCACGCTCCATCGGAGACGTGAGGGACTCGCTCGATGTGGTGGACGGCAGGTTGGTGCTCACCAAACGTATCGGCACATTGGACATGGGCAGCATCAACTACACGCGCAGCACGCTGTCAGATGGCACCCCGTACTTCTATTCCAACATCGTATCCGACATGCTGATGCCAGCTCCTGTGATGTGCGCGAGCTTCGAGTATACAGACACGTATAGGCAGACCATCGTGGCAGACGGCCAGGTTTCTGGCTACAACTCCATAGCATCGCGCGTGGCGTTCCGCTACGACGCATACACGAGCAACCAAGCTGTCAAGGAGGCTCTGGCTGGCGTAATCCTCTGCTACGTATTGACAGAGCCTCAGACCATCGACCTCGGTACCGTCACATTGCCCAACTGCGCCGATACCGCCTACGTGGACGCGATGGTTCAGCCGAATATTTGCGTCGGCTGGAAAACGGACAACATCACGGCTGGCGGAGACGAGGCATCATGCTTCACCGTCCCGTATCCGTTCGGCTCCGACTTCACCATATTCACGTCGGTCGAGGACGGAGACGATTGGGGCACCAACAGCCTCGAGGTTCCGTCCACGAACCCGCTGCTCTCCAAGCCTTGCCACGCATGGAGCTGGGACGGCGGGCAGTTCCTGCTCGAGTGCGATAGGGAACCGCTCGCGACGGACAGGACGCTCAAGCCCGTATACGAGGCCGACACGCTCGATTCCCGTGCAAGGGAGTCGGTGGCGTTCGCTCCCACGATCGGCGGTGTCCTGCGAGCTTCCGGAATCCTTGCCGATGGCCAGACGGAGTCCACGAAGGACGGCATGCTCGCGCTCCTCGAAGCACGGCACGCCCTTTACCGCTCGCCTCACGGCACCGTCGCCGATGTGGCCATCACGAGCCTCGCCTATAAGGAGTACGACGGCTATATCGAGGCGAACTTCGAGATGATCGAGGAGACCGTATGATAGATTGGCGCGACCAGCGGCGCATTGGGAAAGTGCGCGTGATGATGGTCTCGCCGGCGAACCTGGAGGATGTCTACGGGGAGCTCGAGGGGGTGGACCTCTCGGGCTCCTCGCTTTCCGCGGGATATTACACCGATACGCGGACGAACGGCAAACTCTCCGTCGTCGGCGACGGCTGGGTGCGCGGGAGTTTCCTGCGCATATCCTACGAGATTCCCGAATGGAGCTACACGAGGGACCTCGGGACATATCTCGTCATCGACGATGGCGCAGAGCATAGGAACGGCATCTGGCATTACACCCTCGAGCTGCAATCGATGCTCTACGCCCTCGTCACGGAGAAGGCGAAGCAGCCTTGGACGATCGCGAAGAACGCCCGCATCAAGAACGTGATGCATCAGATCCTCGACGGCGCGAAGAGGCCGTACCTCGATCACGAGGCAAACGACTACGTGGTCTCGTCGCCCATCGTCATGGAATCCGGTAAGTCGCTTCTCGAGCGGCTGTACGCCCTCGCATCCCCGTCGTCCAATAGGATCGATGTCGACGGACGCGGGTATGTGACGCTATCCCCGTACATCGCCCCCGCGAAGAAGGTCCCGCTGTTCGAGCTCGACCTCGAGGATTCCCGAGGCGTCGTGAAGAACGGACTTACCAGAACCACCGACTGGCTGAAGATGCCGACCGAGGCCGCCGTCGCGTACAAGTACAGCGAGACGGTCAACGGGAAGACGGTGGAGAAGGAGATCGACGCATGGGCGACCGTCTCCGCCGACAACCACTCCTCGCGCGTGATCAGGGGCTACACCGTCACGGATTTCCATACCGTTTCGGAGATGAACCCGGCGACGCAGGCCGAGGCGCAGCGGCTCGCGAATCTATATCTGAAGGGCGACTCCATCGAGCAGGTCGAATGGAATCTGACTTCAAAATACCTGCCCATCTGGGAGGGGGATGTCGTCGATCTCATCGTCCATGACGGGCTCGATGCATACCGGGGGAGGCGGCGCTGCCTCGTGAAGAGCGTCGACCTCGACCTTCGGTACATGGACATGACCCTCACCCTCAAAGAGACAGCATCGGGGGATGAAGATGGCTAGGACTTTGAGCGATCTCGCCGACAAGCTATATTCCGACAAGCGCGCGGAGGTCAACTCCTCGCTCGAGCCCGGGCATACGACGACCGTCTACGGAGTGGCGTCTGGAACATCCGAGGACGGCATCGTCAAGGTCAAGCTTTCCGACGATGCCACGCAGGCGGACGAATTCGACGGCGAGGATGCGACATATGTCGAATTGCCGACCGTCGTAAGCGTCCAGGATGGCGATGACGTCATCGTGTCCCTCGTAGGAGGGGACCTGAAGGCGCCGTTCGTATCCGGCGTTATCGGCGAGGGCGACAGGATTCTAGGAAGAATCGATATCGCAGACGATCATGCCGCGGCGGCCGCCGCCCTTGCGGAGGAGGCGAACAGGGTCGCAAACGCCGTCAACCAGCATTTCTGGGACGATGGAAACGGCGCCCATGTCACCGAGGTAACGCGCGACGAATGGTCCGATGCCGGCGGAAGCCTCCACCAATCCGGCATCAACGCGCTCTGGAACAGCCAAGGAATGCTGTTCAGGAGGGCGCTGGTGAACCTGCTCGCGATCATGGCGGGCAACGAGACCGGAATCTCGATCTACGACGGCAACGGCAACGATCCCGAGAACATCGTCGCCTCCTTCTCGAACGCCGGCATCCAGCTCGGGTCGATCGCATCGGAGGCATATCTTGTCGCAACGGGGGACCGCATCAGCTTCATGCTCGATGGCGGCGAAGTCGCGTATGCGACGGGCGGCGAGTTCGCAGCTCCGAACATGCGCGTCAACTCGTCGCTGACGTTCGAGACCATGTACGGCGATTGGGCGTGGATACCGAGGAACAACGGCAACCTGGCCTTGAAGTGGATGGGGTAGCCTATGGCATCATATTACGGCGATTGGGTCGCGACAGACGACTACCGTGCGCGCCTCGATGTGACGACGGGCATAGGCGACGGCAAGACGACCTACGACATCAACGCCGCCGTGCTCATCCACTCCATATATGGTTACGCGTCGTGGGGCGTGAGCGCGAACCTCAAGGTCAACGGCTCCACGAAGGCTTCCGTATCTGACAAGTCGATGCCGTCCGGCACGACGACGACGCTCATCAGCAGCACGAAGACCACGATCCAGCGCACGCATGCTGTGCAGAAGATCAACGTGAGCGGCACGGTCGCCGCTGCTGGAACGCCATATTACGGTGCATCGTCGACCGCATCGACGACCGTCAACGTTCCCGCAAAGGCGAGCTACGCTGTCGGATACAACGCCAACGGCGGTACCGGCGAGCCAAGCGGTCAGACGAAATGGCATGGCGAGGATCTGACGCTTTCGAGCGACCAGCCTACGAGGGCGGCCACCGTAGATGCCACGTACACCGTCACATATTCTCCGAACGGCGGTGCGATATCGCCCACGTCGTCCTCCACGGATACAACTTCGACATATTCCTTCAACGGTTGGAACACCAAGTCGGATGGCAGCGGCACGTCCTACGCATCCGGTGCCAAATATTCCGAGAACAGCGGTGCGACGCTCTATGCCCAGTGGACGCGTACGACCAAGACCGCGCCGATCACGCTTCCGAGGCCGACGAGGGACAACTACTCGTTCGACGGCTGGTTCAACGGGAGCACGAAGGTCGGCGACGCAGGCGATGCGTATACGCCGACGGGCAACATCACGCTCACCGCCCATTGGACGCTCCTCTACCAAGCTCCGACGATCTCGAGGCTGACGGCCACGAGATGCACGTCCGACGGAACCGCATCCGATGATGGGACGTACTGCAAGCTGACCATCGCATGGGCCAACGGCAGCGAGACGGTCACGTCATGCGAGTGGACGGTCGGCACGGTCACGGAAACCACGACCGGGCTTTCGTCGGTCACGACGGCATCGACCGTCCTCGGCACGTTCTCGACGGAGAGCAGATTCACCGTTAAGGCAGTGCTATCCGACGCAGTCGGCACGGCAACCGCCACCACGGTCCTATCGCCCTCGTTCTTCACGATGGACTTCCTCGCCGGAGGCAGGGGCGTGGCGATCGGGCAGCCTGCAACGAAGCAGGCGTTCGAGGTATCCATGCCGACCGAAGTGCATTCGACCGTCACCGCAGACGGCTTGACGAGTACGAACGGTGCGCAGATCAACGGCTCGGTCAGCATCAGCGCTGCCGCGCAGGGAGATACCTTCGAGGTCGGCATCGACACCAAGCTCGATGCGGGGTTCGAGCAGGAGAACGGCACCGTCGTGCTGGACGCGACGAGCAAGGACGCATGGCTCGAGGCTCTCGGGCTTAAAGACAGCGGCTCCTATGGCACAGAGCAGGATATTTCAAGCTACACATCCTCGACAAATCGATTCACCTTCCCATGCGACGGCTTCTGCAAGGTGATTTGCAGTTATGCGGCGAACTCATGGACTCGCATGTACCTGTATGATGCCGATGGCAACAGGGTGTTCGAGATGCAGGCTTCCGCTGCGAATAACGGCAACGTTGGAGCGAACCATACGGGTATGCCAGTGTTCGCCGGCATGTCGGTCTACATGGAGCACAACGCATCCGTCTCTGGCTCGTCCATGCGCTTTATTCCACGAGTCAATATAGGCAGCTCTGTAATCACCAAGCAGACATACCACGTTGGGGATTTTCAGCAGACTAGCGGCTTCGTATCGTTAGATGATGCGAGCAAGGCGGCATGGCTGTCCGCCCTCGGTCTCGATGCACCGTATACGCAGAACTACGGCAACTGGGTCAACTTGTTCTGTTGGGGGCATATCGGAATCTTGACCGTGGTGAAGGAAATCACGCTCAACAACTCGTGGGCGAGCGTCGACATCTGCACGGTTCCATCTCAGTTCAAGCCAAGCGTGGACAGCTACGTGACGGCGAACTGGCAGAACACAACCGCCAACAACGTCACGCTGCACATCGACACCAACGGATTAGTGCAGGCGCGAGTCCGAGGCGGCACCAATCCGAACGCGACATCTTTCGTCAGCGGAACGCTTATTTGGATGTACTGACAGGGGGCATTGCCATGAAGTATGTGACAGTGGAGCTACAGACAATGCAGGACGGCACGGTGGCGAATATCACCACCTGCCACGACACGCGGGCTAAGGCGGAGTCGGCCTATCACACCGTCCTCGCAGCGGCGGCGCAGAGCGGCCTTCCCGCGCATGCGTGCGTTCTGCTCGACTCCGATGGGAATTGGCTCGCAGGACAGTGCTACGGAACCGATGAATCGTAAAAGCCGTCTTAAACAACATAGGATGATAGGAGCATCATGCCTTATTCCAAAACGAACTGGTCTGAGTCGTTGAGCTACGATCAGGCGCAGGATATTTCCAAGCTCATCAATGCACCCGGCACCGATAGGAACGATGCCATCAAGTCCATCGCCGACTTCGCCAAGGGCGGTGGAGGCGGCGGCTCCTCCAAGGAGCTGCTGTTCGAGGAGACGGTTGAGACCAGCGGCTCGCGCGTCGCGCAGGCTAAGCTCGCCTACTCGCAGTTCATCGACGCGGATACCATCTATGTGACCTATGACGGAGCGGTGACCTATATCTGTTCGAAGGTTTGGGACGAGCAGACGGGTGCCAACACCTACGGCGCACCCAACGACTCCTCTGGAACGCCCGTATTCTCCAATATTCCGTTCTCGATTATAAGCAGGTCGCAGACCAGCCCATCGGTTACTGAGAGCTACATCGCCACCGAAACCGCAGGCACCCACACCGTAAAGGTGGAAGTGGAAGGCTCTGGCGGCGGGGGCGCGAGCTTCGGCAACTATGTCAACATCGACGGCGGCACCGACGAGCCGAGCGACTACATGGACGGCGACGCTGTGCCCGTCTCCCTGATTTTCGCTGGCGACTATCCGACAGCAGAGCAGATGATGCAACCCGACAACATCATCGCCCAGCTCAACAACGCCGCGCTCAACATGGCTGTCGAGGGCACGTCGCTCCAAATCCCGCTTGTAGGAACAACCGCCGTGCAGGCCGTCTACCTCCGCACCATCACGGGTACAGACGAGCAGAGCGGCTACATCATCGAGCAGACTGCCTACACCTCCTACGAGGAGCGGACTAACTTCATGGGGTACAAGTCCATCATGCTCAAGCTAGAGAACATCCCCGCACCATACGAGGGCAACAACCCTTCGGAAATCTACATCAAGTACTCCAACTAAGGAGGCACCATGACCAAAGTCTATCCGCTCCCCAACTGGCTCTACGACGCGATAAAGAAGTTCGTCACCGTCTGGCTCCCCGCTATCTCTGGCCTCTACGTGTTGCTCGCAGGCGTGTGGGGATGGCCGATGGCAGAACAAGTGGCAAAGACCATCGCGGGCATCTACACGTTCCTGTGCGCCGTGATGGGAATCAGCACCAAGATGGGCAAGGAGGTCGAAGATGCCTAGCGAAGATGAGCTCGAGCAGCTCCTCGATGTCAACGGAGAGCGAAACCTGGCCGAGTTCCCGGACGACGACGCATGGGAGGAGCTCAAGGCCGAGGTCATGTCCCTTCACGAGGAGGCCCCAGATGGCGAAGACTCCTGATGCCCTTGTCGCCGTCGCCGAGTCGCAGCTGGGCTATGACAGGTTCAAGGATCCCGAGCAGGGGACCAAGTACGGAAGGTGGTACGCGGAGCTCACCGGTTCGCCATGGTTCGGCACCAACGGCGTGCCCTTCTGCATGATGGGCGCCTCGTGGTCATGCGCGCAGCTCCAGCTCACCTGCTTCGGACTCCCGACGGCCTCGTGCACGCCCGTCGCCATCGCAGCGCGTAATGCCGGAAAGCTCATCCGGGCGTCCGAGATGAGGCGCGGCGACCTCGTCCTCTACGATTGGTCGGCCGGCGGATATTGGTCCGACAACTCCGACCATGTCGGAATCGTGACCACGAATTACAGCTCGAGCCTTTCCGCCGTCGAGTTCAACGTCGACAACGGCAAGGTCCTCCGACGCGACCGCGACCACCGCTACGTCGTCGGTGGAATCAGACCCAACTTCGACGCATCCCCGACCCCCACGCCTTCAAAGGAGGACGACGTGTACGGTTTCCCGACAATCAAGCGAGGCTCCGAGGGCGATGCCGTCAAGCTCGTCCAGTCCGCGCTGAACATCCGCCAGCATTCGGAGTTCTGGGTCGACGGCAAGTTCGGCCCCTACACCGAATCCGAGGTGCGCCGTTGGCAGAAGGACCATCACCTCATCGTCGATGGCATCGTGGCCAATCAGACGTGGACCTCGCTGCTCGGCAAGTAATTCAAAATGGAACTAGGAGGCACACAGATGCCGTTATATCCTCAGACGACGGCGAGGTATATTTATGATCGTACTGTCTAATACGGTTGAGCAGACCGTCGCACCGGGCCAGCCCATTACCTTCGATACCGTCGTCATGCATACGGGAAACGGCGAGTGCCACCGCGCCAACACGGGCTCGGTGAAGATGCGCAACCATGGGATCTACGTTGTATATTTCAAGGCGAACGTCAGCGGGACGGCGCCCGTGTCCCTCGTCGCCGAGACCGGGGGCGTGCCCCTTCCCGAGACGACCATGGTGACGACCCCACCCGCCGACACGGACCTCATGAACGTTTCCTGCATGACGTCCGTCAGCAACTGCTGCTGCGATTACGACCGCATCACCGTCATCAACACGAGCGACGCGAACATCACGGTCGGAGCGAATCCGACGCTCTTCGTCCGCCGTGTGGCATAGGGAGGCGGTCCGCATGAACGCACAGCTCGAGGAGATCAAGGGGAACCTCCTCAAAGAACTCTCCACTTACATGATGGACCTCGACCATCATGTGGCCGACATGCTCACCAGCTTCAAGGATATTTGGCGCGACGCCGATCCCGAGCATAAGAAGCAGCTCAAGGCCGAGCTCTCCGCATTTGTGAACCAGTTGGCCGTGTAGCCTTAATGTCTGGTTTTGTACTTAATGGCCGTCTGTGGAACGTGGTTTTCACAAATCCTGAATCTCGCTGGCTCATCGACAAAACAAGACATCATCGTCTTGGCGTCACCAATCCTATGACAAGGACCATATTCATCTCCGACAGGCTCGGAGGGACCATGCTCTCGCGCGTGCTGCTCCACGAGCTTGCCCACGCGGTCATGGTCGAGTACGGTTTGCTGGATGACATCCATGGTCTAGTCCTGCCCGAACATTGGGTGGAAGCCGAGGAATGGGTATGCAACTTCATGGCCAACTACGCGACCGTCATATTCAACGCCGCGTACGAAATTTTAGGAGCCGATGCTTGGATGGCTGTTCCGTACGAACTTGAGAAGATGATTGGATAGGTGATGCTCGATGTCAATCGAGATTATCGTCACGATCGTTTGCTCGGTTCTGGCATCATCCGGATTCTGGGCATTCTTGACGAGCAAGACGAAGAAGAACAATGCGGAGACCAAGATGCTCTTAGGGCTCGCCCATGACAGGATCATGCAGCTTGGGATGGAGTACATCAATCGCGGTTATATTACCCACGATGAGTACGAGAACCTGCGCAAGTACCTGTTCGAGCCTTATCAGGCGCTAGGCGGCAACGGGTCCGCCAGCCGCGTCATGGCGGAAGTGGACAAGCTTCCGATCAAGTAATTCGGGCAAGCGCGATATTTCCGGAACGGTCACCCGGAATCTTCATAGCATGTTCGCGCATGTCGAATACGGTGAAAGACCGATATTATGGTGGAGAAGGTGTCCGAGCGTGCTTGCTATGCTCTTCCTTTCCTTGGCTATGTATATTTTCTTCTATCTAAGTTTCAGCCTGGCGATTGCATCTGCGAGGCTATGGCTGCGATTGTTCTTTGCATCGTTGTTCTGGATCGCGTTCTTTGTCACGGTGGTATGCATCGTGGCCGGGACTGTTTGAACTTGGATCGAAGAGAGTGATACGGAGACGACATCCATTCGTACATCGTTCGTACATATTTCGAAGAAAGCTGCTGGTCAAATCGGCATCGAAGCTTACCGCCAGTAGTAGCGATACGCCATCGTGACCAGCGGCATGCATATTCAACAGGGGAGATAGAAGCGTATAGGGGCGGTTGGCAGCGGTTGGATGTACGTTGTTCGTGCATCATCCCTACACCGTTCCTATACGCGCACTCCTACATATTCGCAATCCCTCTTCGTTTCTTCCGGATTGAACTTTTGAACCGAGAAGTTCAATTTCGAATCCGAAAATTTCCCCGGGTGGGAATTTCCGAAAAACTTTCCGCAATTCCAACAACCCATATTATGGGGAAGGTTCATCAACGGAAAGGAGTACACAATGGCACTAAAGGTTATCAAGGAAGAGCTTGAGTCCTACATGGTCGAGAATCAACTCGACGACGAGCAGAAGGAGACGATCGGCAAGTTCGCGAATCGATATTATCGCGAAGCTTTGTCGACCTGGGGTCCTATCGTGTTCGTCGGAGGAGCGATTATCGGCGTTTGTACGGCAGGAATCGGAATTACCACTTGGCTTGTGTCCAAAGGATGGTAGAACGAATCCCCGAAAAGAGGAGGACTTTCGAGTCCTCTTCTTTTTCTTCCGCATTTTCCGCAACTCCTTTTATGGCGAGGAAGCTACGAAAAAGGAGGCAACTATGTTCGCTGTAGAGTATTCCCAGACGCAGGAATTCGGTGGAACGCACTTCTACACCATTCGCGGACTCGTTCCCGAAGCCGATGGGTGGTTCGATACTGAAGCGGAGGCCGTGGGGGCTATCACGGACTACATTCAGAAGAAGGCAAAGGCTATTAAATGGGACGTCGGACGAGTGGCTGTTGTCGGCGACAACTACTTCGAATGGGAAACGACTGGGGTTTACATAAGAGAACAGTTCGACATTATCGAAATCTGAGCCAAAGGAGGAGGGCTTTCGAGCCCTCTTCTTTTTCCTCCGCAATTTCCACAGCTCCTTTTATGGCAGGGATGGAACATCGAAAGGAGTAACTATGGAATCACAGTTCTGCGTAACGATCTATGTCAAAGGTTGGCCGAAGGGCGAGGAGGTCTATGGACCATTCACGAGCGCAGATGAAGCTCATAAGGTCCAGCACTCTCTTATCCGGGATGCCTTGGCACTTGGGTTCGAGCAGAGGGCGATCAATTGCAAAGTAAGGGTTCTATACAAAAGCTAAACCTGATGGGACCCGTGAGAGAAAGATGCACGGGTCCTTTTCGGTTTTCCGCATATTTCACAACTCCTCTTTTGAGGAGATGCGTTGATAGAAAGGAGAAGACGATGTCGAAGATGATCAACGCAGTGCTTGATGTTAGCGAACCGACGAAGGAGTTCTTTCATGGACTGTCCGAGGAGGAAGTCGGCTTCCTGTCCGAAATTGCCACGAAGGCGTTCGAGCAGGGCTGGAATGCCTCAGGAAAGCAGAATTTTATGAAAGGGTACTTCATCGGTGCGTCGGTCGCGACAGCAATCATTGCATCGGTTGCAATCTACAAGCATCACAAGAAGACCAAGAAACGCGAAGACTCCTGAATAAAAGGCGCTTGCTTTTGCAGGCGCTTTTTTCTTCCGCAGGATTCGCAAGCCGTGTTATGAGAAGGAAGCAAGTGAGACGCATGTTGCTGGTGGAAATCCAGCCTTCTCGTGGGAGTGCGGTCCTCCCCACGAGCCTTCTCATATTTATACGGAGGCTGGGTAGGGATTGCAAGGAATCTTATTTTTCTTCCGCAGAATCCACGCCCCGTGTTATGGAAGGTACCCACAAGCAAAGGAGGAATCATGGGTAACAAGTTCGTGAAGATCGTACTGAACGGCGATGTCGCAAAGCTCGTGAAGCTCGGTTTGGGCTTGGCTTGTGTGAACATCATGGCGGAAGGCGTGACAGCCCTCATGGAGGAAACCGCGAAGGTTGTCGCCAACGCCGTGAAGAACCACATGGCCGAGGCCGACCAAGCGTCCCAGGAGGCGGTTGCCGAGCAGATGGTCTAGACAGGCAAAGACATATTCCGAAAGGAATCGGGACTTCCAGAGGAAGGGCTCGCTTTACGCGGGCTCTTCTTTTTTCAAAAGAGGTGCGAGAGATGAAGTGTGCTGCTTGCAAGAAGATACTCGGCGATGATCATTATCTGACGGACATATTCGACACGGCAACCGGCGAATACTATGTCCTGCATTGCTGCCGTCAATGTTCTTACGGCATATTATGGCGCAGCTATAAGACGCGGTTCAACGTCGGCATCCATAGGAAGCGGAAGACGAAGGAGTTGGAGCTCGTTCCGCTCCGCATCGAGGGCGAGAAGGACATCGAGATGCTGGTTTGAACGCATTTTTTGCCGTTTACAAAACCGCAGGTAAACGGCTTGTTCTAAGGCGATTTAAGGCCTTCAAATTTCGAAAACGACCTAGAACCCATGGATTTTCAGGTTTTTGCGAGAAAAGGAGACAATCATGGAAGAGAAACTGATTGAGATCGCCGATACGCTCGGCGTAGAGGTGTCGGAGCTATGGGCATGGCTCAAGAACGGTGGTATCCAAGCGTACCAATCGGCGAAGGTCGCAGAGCTCGGAACCATCGTAGCGTTTTGCGTGCTGGGAATCGCCTTCTGCGTATATGTGCTTCTGCATGCGCTTGCCGAGAGAAAGAAGATAATAGAAGAGGTTGGATGCTATGGCACGGATTGGGTGGAGCGTCTGAGAGTCGAGGAGATCAAAACCGACGTTCATGAATCGGTTATGACAACGCTTATCGCTTCAGCAGTTGCTCTTGGTATTCTGTCGGCAATACTGCTAATCAATCTCCCATCTCTTATTGCATGGATCGTATCTCCCGAGGGCATGGTCCTTCGCATGATAACTGCTGGGATGTGATTTGCGATGGACGAGTCTGAGCAGAGGTCACGCGAAGTAGCACGAGCGATATTGGAGCGACATGGCTGGAAGCGCCCGATGACTGCTGAGCTAAAAGAGATGCGCGGAGTAGTCGACTTACCATATTCCGAGTGCAAGCGCTATCTCGTCGAGGAATGGCAGAACATGCGCATTCCGCTTTTGGAGAAGGAAATCGATATTCTGGAGAAGGAGATCGATAAGCTGGAGAAAGCGGTATGGCGGTGCATCCATATGGGGATAGGCTGCTCCGACTGCCGATTGATAGCAGGAGGATGCACGCTGCGAACCGCTATGCGCGAGCTGGGAATCGAGGTGGACGAATGAGCAACGAGATTTGGTTTGACCCGACTTCCAACAAATGGGTTTTGAGCGACGGGGAGCATTACCTTGAAGTCCCGTACTGGGCGCGAGGGATTATTGCCGACGAGTTCGAGCGCGAGACGGAGCTTCTCAAGACCGAGAACGCCCGTCTGCGTGAGCTTGGAATCGAGGTGGACGAATGAGTGACCTTGCAAGAGCCGACTGCATCGTCAAGCGCAGTATCACAGACGAGGGAATCGATGCGCTTGTCTTGATCAAGCACGATGGCATGTACCAGTCGTATGAGGGACGCGTGACGAACGTCACGTTCGAGAGCAACCAGTATCCCGAGATTTGGGGCGATCGCGTGCTTACGGAGCCAGCCATCGAGCACAGCCTGACCATCAACTTCTCCGGAAACGTTACTCAAAGGCTGATAGTCGAGGAGGTGTAGCGATGGACGAGTCTGAGCAGAGGTCGCGCGAAGTCACCGAACCTTTGCAAGCTCCTTAGAAAGCCACTCGAGGTTTCTGTCCGTGTAGATGCTTTCGGTGATGTCGGAGATGGTATGGCCGACCATGTACTTGATTGCATATTCGTCGACGCCGGCCATCTTGCACATCGTCACGAAGGTCTTCCTCGGGTCGTGCGGTTTATGCCCCTCTATACCGAGCTGCTCCATCGCGTCGGCGAACCGTATTCGATATTTGCTATAGGTCAGGATGCCGTTACCGCTATCGGGGCATGTGAATAGGTATTCGCTCCCAAGGTTGAGCGCCTCTTCATACCGTCGTTTCACAAGAGGATATATTCTCGCGTGTATAGGAACGGGCCTGCCTCTACCCGATGTCGTCTTCATGCCGCCGACGATGACGCGCTTATCGAGATCGACATCGTCGGTTCGAAGGCTGCATAGCTCGGCCGGCCGCCACCCCATGTAGCACTGTATGACGATCGCATCGACGTATGAGGTATCGCCGACATATTTCCACAAGAGGGCGAGCTCGTCGTCGGTGAAAGCCACGTGCTCGACACGCTCTTCCACGGCGGCTCTGGACACATCCTTGTCGAGTTTGAACGACCGTGCCGGATTCCGCTCGACCATGTCATATTCCACGGCATAGTCGAACATCATGTCGAGCAGGATCTTCGTAACGCGTTTCGTGTTCGGGGTCGGGGCGTTGTCTATGCACTCCTTCAGATGCCTCGAACGCACGGATGCAACATGCATATTCTCTATCGAGGAGCACCTCTTCCAGGCGGCTTTGTACGAGAGCGCAAGGGATTTGCCGGTCAGGGTCGGATAGTGGCGTGCGCTCCAACGCTCGTACAATTCTCCGACGGTGATGGAATCCTCCAGGTCGTACGGATTGCGGTTATATTCCACGAGCGCCGCATAGGCCTCGTTGTACGTCTTGAAATAGCCTTTCGGCTTCAAGGTCCTGCAAATCGGCCTTCCGGATTCGTCGGTGCCGACGGTGACCATTGCCCTGAATGGGTTACGCAGGTTACGCCCTTTGAGTTCTGATATTTGACCGAAGCCGTTCGGCAGGCGCATGCGCTTACGAGCACTTCTCCGTTTCGGCGCATCGCCTTTGATCGGAAACCCGCAATGGGGGCAGGACAGAGCTTTGTCCGAGATTGGCAACTCGCATTCAGGACATATTCCGAGCACGGCGTTTCCCCTTTCCCATGTGTAGGAATACATCATCTCCTACATCCGCATATTTCGCAAGGGCTTTTATGGAGGTTGGCAAAAGGATTGGTTTAGAAAGGGAGAGATCATGAATGTCATTTCAACGGAGTTCCTGAACAACATCTTCGAAACCATCGAGATCATATTCGTGGTGTTTATGCCGTGCATAACGCTAGCGATAGGATACCGGCTTGGTTGGAAGGACGCGAAGGAGCCCTCGTTCAGGATGACGCGAACGCATCATCACAACAAGCTCAAGTATTAGACACCGGCCTTAAGGGAAGGCTCGCTTAGCAGCGGGTCTTCTTTTTTTTTTGAGAAGAAGGGAAAGAGCATGAAGAAGATCGAATTGACGGCGAGGAACAAATCTCTGATCCTATCGGGCATCGCATGCATCGGCGTCGTCCTCACCGGATATTTCTCGGCGAAAGGGGCGGTCAAAGCCGAAGAGCGAGAGACGGGCAAGGACAAGGCCCTGGCCTACGCCCCTGCGATTGCGTCCGGATGCGTGACTATCGCATGCATCGGCGCTTCGACGTATATTTCCGGCGAGGAGATCGGCGCCCTGACCCTTGCCTTGGCGGCATCTGCGCAGAGGTTCGCGGACTATCGCAAAGCCGTCCACGAGAACGTCACCCCGGAGGATGAGGAGCGAATCAACGAGGCGTTCTACCTTAAGGAGATCGAGCGCCTTGAGGCGGAGCTCGCGGAGCGTGAGCATCCGATGGAAGACGACGACCTTTGCGAATTCATCGATTGCTATAGCGGATACACGTTCCGAGCGTGTCTCGATGACGTCGAAATCGGAATCGACCATGCCAAACAGTTCTACAGGGATAACGGCTACCTTGCATGGTGCGACATATTCTACATGCTGAACGATGGCGACATGCGTCCTTACGAATCCGCTCTCGGCAACGATTACAGCGATTTTTCCGTCGGTTGGTCGAAGAACATGATCGAGGACCATTTCGATGACTCCATCGATTTCGACATATTCCTCACCCCGTTCAAGGGTCGAGAGAACGCGTATCTGATCAACTACAGCGTCATACCCGAAGCCTGCTATTTCGAATACTAATCAAGCACGCGGGTGACGGCCGTATCAATAAAGTGTCTTCCACGAACAGCGGTTGAAAGGAGCTATCGTGGCGGACATATTCTCGAACGGGTCGGTCCCCGTCGCCGTTGCGGCGAAGGTCTATGGGAAGGACCCGTCATGGGTGAGAGCGGGCGTCATATTAGGCTGGCTTCCCATAGGGGTTGCGACGAGAGGCGGCAAGGTGGTCACAAGCCTGCCGAAGAGAACGGATAGGCGTCGAATCAACTACTACATATCCCCGAAGCGCCTCTATGAGGAGACGGGCTATCTCTGGAGCGGCCGAGATGTCGACCGTGATTAGACCCGAGATAGCTCGCTCGAATGCATATTTCATAAGCAAGCACCGCTATTACGAGCTGAAGCACTTCTGCCTGCAATACCGCGAATGGCATGCGGACCATCTCGACAGCAAGGCCCTGATACGGGAAACCTGCGACAGGGCGGACCCGGTCTTGGGCGAGTACATATTCAAAGCCGTCACCGAAGACAGGTCGTACACCTATCTCAAGACGAAGATGGGCATGCCATGCGGTCGGAGCATGTACTTCGACAGATACAGAAGGTTCTTCAAGCTCCTCAGCGATGCACGCGGCTAGGAGCAAACCAATGGATGCGAATCATATTTCAACGAGAATCGTGCTCATCGTGCTCGTAATCGTGCTCTTGATCGCCCTCGTCATATTCATCAGGGCGTTCATCAGCATGCACACGCTGGGAACCTTCAAGTTCGATAACTCCGGCTCGACATATCGTTGCCGATTCGAATTCGACGACCTCGACGATGTCGAGAAGCACAGGTTCGCCATCGTCAAGATCAAGGAAGCGGACCTCAGCCTGCCGGGCGAGAGCAAATCGCAGAATCGACAGCCCCTTTGATGGAGGCAATAGGGCCTAAGAAACGAAGGGAGAAACAAATTGAGCATCAGAGAAAAGCGCGAGGCGGTTCTGGAGAAGATCTACGACGAGCTGCTCGAAGGCGACTTGGATGATTTCAAACAGAACGGATATCCCGGCTTCGGTTCGGATGCCAAGAAGGGGCAGCAGCCGCTGGTCCAGCTGATAGGAACGCTCGAGAGCGCGAACGCAGCCGAGAGGGAGGTCCAGATCAAGGACGATTCTCTCGGTTTCGACAACGCGCACAGCGAGCTCGAACGTCAGCAGGAGGAGCGGACGGAGCTGATCAAGCTTCTTGTCACATCCGGCATCACGATAGCCACGAATCTGGTCTGGGGAATGATATTCGTCCACGAGCTGAACGCAACCCGTCTGTTCGAGAAGGACGGGACCGAGACGAGCGCTGCGGGACGATGGCTTAAGCAGTCGTTCCCGAAGTTCGGAAGGCTTTAGACATTCCGAAAGGAAGGGCGTCAAGTTAGACAGGCGCTCTTCCTTTTTCTTCCGCAGGATTCGCAAGTCATGTTATGAGGGACGCGACGGTTCGACTCCGTCATCGCAGTGGGTGCGAGTCCTCTCATTTTTTCCAACGGCGAGAAAGGAAAGCACATGGAACTCAAGGACAAGATCAACTTCGGCCAGCTGCTCACGATTGCAGGGGCGTTGGTGACGCTCGCGGCATCGATCATCACCAGCGAGCAGCAGAAGCAGGCCAACCACGAGATCGCGAAGGAAGTTGCGGATATTCTCCGCGCCGATATGAAGAAGGGTGAGCTCTAATGATCGACATTAAGAAGGCAATCAGCGCAATCGACATCAACAAAGCGGTCAAGCAGGGAATGGCGTTCGTCAAGGACAACCTCCCGGCCATATTCTCGGCATCGGCAGTAGGATGCCTCGGGCTTGCGGTCTATGAGACCGCGAAGGCCACGCACAAGTCCGACAAAGACATATCCGAGGAGAAGGCGCGCAGGGACGCGGAGCTGCCCCTCTATGAGAACACCGATCTCAGCACGCTCGAGAAGGTCGACCTCTGCTGGCGCAATTATATTCCGGCAGCGTTCTATACCGGTGCCTGTGCGGCGCTCATCATCGCCGCCGAGCGCAAGGGCAACGAGAAGTACCTTGCAGTGCTGAGTGCACTCGAGCTCTCGAAGAAGGCGGGCGAGGACCGCAGGGATGCAGAGCGCGACATATTCGGCGAGGATAAGGTCAAGGAAATCGACACCGCCGTGAGGCAGAGGTTCATCGACAGCGTCGAGCCGAAGGATATTCAGAACGATTCTGGCAGCGGCGACAGGAAGCTGTTCTACGAGCCGTGGACGAACTCTGCATTCTGGGCAACGGACGACGAGGTCCTGCATGCGTTCAACAGCATGAATCATATTCGGCAGAAGCAGGGTGCGGCTTCTCCGAACGACATCGTCTACGATTGCGGATGCCGATGCGCGATTGCGGCGACGGACTACGGATGGAACGAAGATCAGCCGGTCATCGAGCCGATCTTGTCGGAGACGACGATGGTGTGTGGAATGCCCGCCGTCGTGATCGGATATTCCATCGATCCCGCTCAGAACTACGGCATCGACCGCTATCAGGGATAGCGCATCCGCAGGATTTGCAACGCATGTTATGACGGCAGGCAAACAACCAAAGGAGGAAATTATGCCTGAGAACGAGAATGTTGAGATTATGGAGAACGTTGAGGTCCAGGACACCATCGGAAACAGGAACGGAGCTATCGCGCTCCTTTGCGGCATCGTCATGGGCGCTGCTGGAAGCTTCCTTGTGAGGAAGGCAAAGCAGGGCATTGACATGCTCATCGAGAAGCACAACGAGAAGAAGTTCACTGTCCTCGATGGAGGGAAGACTGACAATTCCGCAAACGACATCGAGTCCAAGGACACAGCCAAGTAAGTTGGCGCAAGCCTGAGAACGGAGAGCTGGTACAACACCGGCTCTTCGTTTTCTTTTTCTCCGACATGGAAAGGAGACGTGATGGCGGAGGAATTCTCGAATAATTCAAGTCGGGCAAAAGAGAGCAGTCTCGTCAGAGATGCCGTCGACGACAAAGCTCCGAATGCTCCCGTGAACGATGCCCATCCAAGGGTGGCGCAAGACACTGCCCCGGCGCGTAAGCGAAGCACGGTGCATGAGGTGTTCCATGCCATATTCCCGGGCGGATTCGAGGAGATCAAGCAGCATCTCGTGTGGGACATATTCATCCCATGGATGCAGGACATGCTCCACAACGGATGGCAGGGGCTCGGCGATGTCATATTCCCCGGTAGCGGGAAGACTGCACCGCGAACGGGGAGCAACGTCCCGGAACACTATTCGTATGACGAGCCCTACCGCTACGGCAGATACAACCCATGGACTTCGTCGAACGGATATTTGCCGAGGATGAAGCCCGTTGCGACGAAGCGACAGGCGGACGCGATTCTCGAATCGCTTCACGAGAGCCTCATGCGTTACGGATGCGTGACGCTTCTCGAGTTCAACAGCGAGGTCGGCAACGAAACATATCCTACGCAGAACGGCTATGGATGGCTGACGCTCAAGAACATCGAGCCGATCAAGGTCCGTGAGGGATGGGTCATCGAGATGCCTAAAGCCGTGCCGATCGATAATGCGGGGCGATATTGATGGCAGATACTAACGACGACATCATCAACTCGCCGAGCCATTACCTCAACGACAAATTCGAGTTCGAGACCATCGACGTCATAGAGGCGTATACGGATGGGCTTGAGGGAATCGAGGCTGTCTGCACAGGCAACGCACTCAAGTATATTTGCCGCTGGCATAAGAAGAACGGCGTCGAGGACCTACGCAAGGCTGCATGGTACATCGACCGCCTCATCAACCATATTCTCGACAAGGAAGAGGAGTAGCAATGGATGTCAAAAGGACGATGAAGAACGTCGGATTGAAGCTCAAGGAGGTTTCCCCCGACATCATGCTCGTTGCGGGTATCGCGCTCAGCGCCGCTTCCATCGTGATGTTCTGCAAGAAGACCAAGAAAGCCGAGCCGATTGTCGAGTCGTACAAGAACAACATCGAGTCGGTTGCGGACGACCATGATCATGACTGTTGCGACGATAAGACATATCGCAAGGTCGTCATCGGCGAAACGATGAAGGCGGCGGGCGCTCTCGGCAAGGTCTACTGGCTTCCGACGCTCATGTGGGGCGCTTCGACGGGCCTCATCATCGGCAGTCATCATATTCTCAAGGACAGGGCCGTCACGTATGCGGCAATCGCATCCGGTCTCGGCATGGAGCTCAGGAACCTCCACCAGCGCATTGTCGAGAAGTATGGCGAGGAGATCGACAAGGAGCTCACGTACGGTGAGTTCAAGGAAGTCGAGACCAAGCGCATCGATGAGGAGACGGGCGAGGAAATCGTCGAGAAGTCTATGGTACCGAAGTTCAAGGTTCTCGGCGGGCCCTCCGTCTTCGCTAGGTTCTTCGACGAGGGATGCGCCGGTTTCCGAAAAAATTCGGAGTACAACAAGTCGTGGCTTTTGAGTCGCGAGGCCGAAATCAACACCATCTGGCGCTCGATGGCAAAAGGCGAGAAGCTCGTTATTAACGAAATTTACGATATGCTCGGAATGACGAAAACCGAGCTTGGCGGAGTTTGTGGTTATGTCAAAGGCGATCCGCTTGCCCCGGATTATATCTCGCTCGGCATCTTCAACAATTACAGCCAAGGGCAGCGCGACGCCGTGAACGGATACAACAATGTCTTCCTCATCGATCCTACGACGCCGACGATTGTCTACGATACCGAGAGGATTATTTCAAGACTTGGTTATTCGACGGCCAACGTGCTTGTTGATAGCGTCGAGGGATAAGCGATCATGGATTCCAAGAACGCTCTATATTTTCTAGGCGGAACGGTCTTCGGAGTTGCGGGGACCCTCGCCTTCCTCTGGCTCTGGGAGGAGCGTGGGGAGACGGAACATATTTCCGATGAGCCCGCGAAAGCGGAAACGGCTGAGCCGAAACCGCAGAAGGGCGTCGACAAGTCTTCTCTAGACGATACGTCGTTCGAGCCACCTGAGAAGGTCGATTACTCCACCATCGTCACGAAGCTATATTCAAACAACGAGGAGCTCCTCGATGTCGAGTTCTCCGTTGACAAGAACGGCAACATCGTGGACGACCCGATGCGCATCCCGGATTCCAAGTTCCGCCTTCTCGAAGACGACGGGTACGACGTGAAGTCCCTCACCCTATATTCCGACGGGATCCTCGCGGATTCGGTGAGCGACGAGGTCATGTCCGAATCGGATGCGTTCGCCGCGCTCGGACCGAACTACACGGCGAGGAAGCTCCAACGCATATTCTCGCTAGAGGACGGGCTCGACGAGCTCTACATCAGAAACAACCGCTTGTACACGCTCTACGAGGTTACGATAGACGATAGGACGTATAAGGAGGTGACCGGGAGGTGACAAATGGACGCTGACACATGGGTGTCATATTTCAGGGAACTCTGCTCGATCCTCGACAGCTCGTCGCAGGAGACGGATACCGCCCAGTACGGACGTCTCCTGTGGCGGCTTCACAATACCGAGTTCAAGGCGATGCTCCGCATGGACAGGAACCGTATCGCCGACGCCCTCGAGCTGAGACGCGCATATTTCCAGTGCGTGCCGTCGTATCCCGTATGCATGCTCGAGATGATGGTCTCGCTCGCGCAACGTTTGGAAGCCGACGTCATGCGCGGTACGGTTGACTACGACAGGACATCGGTATGGTTCTGGTCGATGATCTCATCGCTCGGCCTTTCGCATATGACGGACAGCGGATACGACGACGTGATCGTCGATGCCGTCCTTAGGCGATTCATGCATAGGAGATATTCGGCAACCGGGAAAGGCGGCCTGTTCACCGTCCCGGACGCCACCGTCGATATGCGGAAGCAGGAGATCTGGTATCAGGCAGCCATCTATCTAAACGGCATTCTCAGGGTCGAGGGGTTCATGGATCCGTGATATTTTGAAAGGAGATGCTAGATGCTGGACTTCATGCGCGTGCTTTGTCGAGATGCGAAGTCTGGCAAGGGTAAGGAAGCTGGAGTAGAAGTATATCCTCGTTTCTTGATGAAGAAGCCGAAGGACCTCATGATCAGAGGCGGCGATTTCTATGCCATCTGGGACGAGGAAAAGGGTCTTTGGTCGACCGACGAGTACGATGCCGTCAGGCTCATCGACATGGATATTCGCAGATGGGCCGACGAGCATGACATGGCCGATGCGAATCTCCTGCTCATGGAGAATTCCGACAGCGGGGTCATCGACAGATGGCATAAGTACTGCCAGAAGCAGCTGCGCGATTCGTTCCACACGCTCGACAACAGCGTCATATTCTCCAACACCGAGGTGACGAAGGAGACGTACGCATCGAAGCGCCTTCCGTATCCGCTCACGCCATGCGAGACGCCGGGATACGACGACCTGATGACGACGTTATATTCTCCGGAGGAGCGGAGGAAGATCGAATGGGCCATCGGAGCGATAGTCACGGGCGATTCGACGTGGATCCAGAAGTTCCTCGTGCTCTACGGGGCTGCGGGAACGGGCAAGTCGACCGTGCTCAACATCATCCAACAGCTCTTCGACGGATATTACTCCACATTCGACAGCGAGGCGCTCGGCTCCTCATCGAACGTCTTCGCCCTCGAATCGTTCAAGAGCAACCCGCTCGTGGCGATTCAGCATGACGGCAACCTCGCACGCATCGAGACGAACACACGGCTCAACAGCCTCGTCTCGCACGAGGAGATGACCGTCAACGAGAAGTTCCGCTCGATATATTCCCAACGTTTCAGGTCGTTCCTGATCATGGGCACGAACAAGCCCGTCAAGATCACCGATGCGAAGTCCGGCCTCATCAGACGAGTCATCGACGTGTCGCCGACGGGTGAAAAGCTCCCTTTTGGGAGGTACACGAAGGACGTCGCCAAGATCAAGTTCGAGCTCGGGGGCATCGCCTGCCATTGCAGGGATGTATATTTGGAGAACCCGTCGTATTACGACGACTACATCCCGCTCAGGATGCTCGAGGGAACGAACGATTTCTACAACTTCGTCCTCGACTCGTGGGACATATTCTACGAGAACGACGAGACGACGCTGAAGGCCGCATGGGAGCTGTACCGTGTGTACTGCGACGAGGCGAAGGTCCAGTATCCTTATCCGAGACGCGTGTTCCGAGAGGAGTTGAAGAACTACTTCGACGAGTTCTACGAACGCGGAATCACCGACGACGGCACACGCGTCAGAAGCTGGTACCGGAAGTTCAACCCGCCGAAAGACGACCAAGCAGAGCAGGTCGGAGATGACGGGAAGGGCTCCTGGCTTATATTCGATGGCGACGGGTCCGTCTTCAACGAAGCCTGCAAGGATTGCAAGGCCCAGTATGCCAACAAGCACGGAGTCCCGAGCAAGCCGTGGGACGAATCCGATGCCACGCTGGGCGACATCGACCCGAGGAAGCTCCATTACGTGCTGCTCCCGCAGGAGCATATCGTCATCGACTTCGATTTGAGGGACGATGCGGGCAACAAGGATCTAGAGAAGAACGTAAGGGCAGCCTCGTCATGGCCGCCGACCTATGCGGAGGTCAGCAAGTCCGGCAACGGGGTCCATCTCCACTACATCTACGACGGCGATGCGACGAAGCTCGCGCACTTATATTCCGACGGAATCGAGATCAAGGTGTTCAGCGGGAAGAGCTCCCTCAGGAGGATCTCGCGCAAGACGAACTCGCTTCCCATAGCGCATATCTCGTCGGGGCTGCCCCTTTCGGAGAAGAAAGGAGGCAAGATGGTAGAGGAGAAGACCATTCAGAACGAACGCCAGCTCAGGGCGCTCATCAAGAAGGCCATCCGCAAGGAGGTCCATCCGAACACGAAGCCGTCGGTGGACTTCATCAGCCATATTCTCGACGAGGCATACGAGAACGGCATCCATTACGACGTGTACGACATGGCGGATGCGGTGTACGTATTCTGCCTGAACTCCACGAACAACGCGGATTACTGCCTCGATGTGTTCAGGAAGATGAAATGGCAGTCGGCGGACGTCGCCCCGGATATTCCGCCGAGCGCGGACGGCAAGCTCGTGTTCTTCGACTGCGAGGTGTACCCGAACTTCTTCTGCGTCGTGCTCAAGCCGGAGGGGGACGACCAGCAGTTCCTCTGCTTGGTGGACCCTTCGCCGGCCGACATCGAGAACATATCCAAGTTCAAGCTCGTCGGCTTCAACAACCTCTCGTACGACAACCAGATCCTCTGGGGAAGGATGATGGGATATTCCAACGAGCAGCTCTACGAGCTCTCGCAGAGGATCATCCAATCGCATCAGCCCGTGTTCGCGGAGAGCAGGAACCTGTCATATACGGACGTGTACGACTTCTGCTCGAAGAAGCAGTCCCTCAAGAAGTGGGAGATCGAGCTCGGCATTCATCACCAGGAGATGGGCATCCCATGGGACAAGCCTGTTCCGGAGAACATGAAGAAGCTCGTCGTCGAGTATTGCAAGAACGACGTCGCTGCGACCGAGGCGGTCTTCAATGCGCGGCATGCGGACTTCATCGCGAGGGAGATCCTCGCGGACATCGCCGGCGGCACGCCGAACGACAGGACGAACGCGCTCACAACCAAGATCATATTCGGGAACGAGCGGAACCCCCAGCTGGTCTATACGGATCTGTCGGAGCTGTTCCCGGGATATTCGTACGAGCGCGGCGAAGACGGCAAGATGCACAACATGTACCGCGGCGTGGATCTCGGATTCGGCGGATACGTCTATGCGGAGCCGGGCATCTACCGCAACGTCGCGCTTCTCGACATCGCATCGATGCATCCGAACTCGGCCATCAACCTGAACTACTTCGGGAAGTACACGCAGAGGTTCGCGGATATTCTCCACACCCGCATCGCGATCAAGCATAAGGACTACGACGAGGCGAGGAAGCTCTTCGACGGCAAGCTCGCGAAGTACCTCGACGACGAAAGCCAGGCGAAGGCGCTGTCGTTCGCGTTGAAGATCGCCATCAACTCGGTATACGGTCTGACATCGGCGCGCTTCGACAACCCGTTCAGAGACAAGCGCAATGTGAACAACATCGTCGCGCTGCGCGGAGCCCTGTTCATGAAGACCCTGCAGGACGAGGTCGCGAAACGCGGGTTCACTGTGGCGCACATCAAGACCGACTCGATCAAGATCCCGAATGCGACGCCCGAGATCATATCCTTCTGCATGGAGTTCGCGAGGAAGTACGGCTACACGTTCGAGCATGAGGCGACATACGACAGGATGTGCCTCGTCAACGACGCCGTTTATATCGCGCACGGCAGCCCGTTGAGCGCGGAGCATGCCGGAGAGTGGACGGCCACGGGAACGCAGTTCCAGATCCCGTACGTCTTCAAGTCCCTGTTCTCGAAGGAGCCGATCGAATTCGACGACATGCGGGTGACGCATGCCACGAAGGACTCGCTATATCTGGACTTCAACGAGGACCTTCCCGATGTCTCGGATGCGGAGAAGGAGCTCGAGAACATGCGGAAGATATTCCGTGACGAGAAGATCCAAGCGAGATACCTGAAACGGAACGGCCTCGAGAAGATGCCTTCGCAAGAGGCGATCGAGCAGGAGATCGCCGAGCTCGAGGCGCGCGTTGCGGAAGGGCACAATTATATCTTCATCGGAAGGGTCGGCAGCTTCGTTCCCGTCAAGGAGGGGACCGGCGGCGGCAACCTCTACAGATTCAAAGACGGCAAGTATTACTTCGCCTCCGGATGCCGTGGATATCGGTGGAAGGAGAGTGAGATCGTCCGGCAGCTCGACAAGCAGGACGACATCGACAGGACATATTTCGAGAACCTCGTGAGCGAGGCCAAGAAGGCCATCGAGGAATACGGCGACTTCGAGGCATTCGTCAACGAGGAGAACGATATTTACGACGGGGAGATCCCGTTCTAACGACGAAAGGTATGTGACAACATGGCACGTAACAACAACGGCAACCGCAACTTCAAGTACGTTCCCGACATCGCGATCTCCAACGCGCACATCACCGGGCGCCCGAACTTCGCAGGAGCGGAGCGCACGAACAACGGGCGCGTGGTCAACTCCGAAGGCAACCGCAACTTCTGCGTCGATATTCCGGCAGAGGGCGTCCTGGCTAGCGACGGCTCCAACAAGTGGCTCACCGTCGAGGAGCTCATCGACATGGGCTGGCCCATCAAGATCCATCGCGCCTACGGCGAGGAGGATGCCGAGCCGAGCTACTATCTTCCCGTCAAGGTCGGCTTCAAGTACCGTCCGCCCGTGATCTACCTTGTGACCGGCGACAAGCGCATCTCGCTCGGCGAGAACAACGTCGACACCCTCGACGGGCGCCAGTTCAGCAAGGTGGACCTCGTCGTGCACCCGTCCGTCCGTCAGGATTGGGACACCGGCGAGACCGCGATCACCGCATACCTGTCCGAGGGCTGGTTCCATATGATCATGTCGCCCTTCCAGCAGGCATGGGAAGACGAGCACGCAGATTACGAGGACTAGCGGATCATATTCGCAGGATTTGCAGGTCGTGTTATGAGAGGGGGACCTAACGCGTCCTCCTCTTTTTTCTGTTACGAGGTTCGACGAGAAAGGAACGAACATGGGAGACAAGAGGATTGACGAGGCTTTCAACTATCTCAAGAGCGCGTGGATCGTGCTCGAGCAGGTTGCTGGCGACAGGAAGGGCGACCCGGCGATGAGGGATATCTGCAAGATCGCCGCCAACGTGGTACGCGCTGTTGCCAACTCCCTGGTCAACTTCACGACGACCGACTAAAGCAACATATCCTCTGGCTTCAAGGGGGCTCGGTCTGCAAAGGCCGGGCCTCTTATATTTTGCGACGAAGGGAAACGATTATGAACAGCGTAGAGATCGCAGAGAAGAAGATCGCCGAGAACCTCGAGATAATCGAAGATCTCCGAAAGCAGGAGACGAAGCTCGAGAAGTTCGTCGAAGAGTACAGGCGGCATGTCGAACTGTACCGGAAAGATATCGAGAAGCTCCGTGACGAGAAGCACGAGCTCCTCGTCGTCAACCAAGCGCTGGCTGCATTCATCGATAACGGCGGCGGGCTCGACATGCTCGAGGAGGACTAACCATGGCTGAGAAGAAAAGCGGGCGCTTCCCGTGGGGGAAGAAGACGGATCATACCTACATCAACCCTCTGTTCGAGGTCGAGGATATTCTCAGACAAAAAGGAATCTGGCTCGACTGGTTCGGCGGACAAGAGCTCCTTGGTGGATTCCTCGGCAGGAGATATTTCGACATCGGGCGCGCCGACCCCGATGAGTTCAAGTTCCGTGTGACTATCGCCTGCAAGAGCACCGATGAGATCATGGCGCTTCTCTCGACCATCGACACGTTCCAGGAGGAGTAACCATGGTCTCGAAGGACGGCAATCATATCCTCTTCCTCTGCGACAGGAGAGCGTGCGGCGACCTGTGCCCGAACAGGCTCTGCTCGCATACGGAGGATATTCGACACGCGAAGAACTTCGACTTCGTGAACGTCGATGTGAACGGGAAGACGATCTTCGTCGACTACTTCGAAGTCGATGAGGACACGCATATGGAGACGAGCATCTAGAGGGGAAAACGAAAATCATGGATATCTCCAGCAGGAACAGAATCGCGAAAGCGTTCAAAGAGGAACTCGTCAAGTACCGCGATAGGGCATCGCGCCTCCACTGCGAGTACCTCCTCGGGAACATAACACTCGAGGAGTATTGCGAACAGGTTGATATCCTCGACGACGAATATGCCACCGCTTTTGCCGATTCCGTCGGGAGGGCTATCGAGACGGCCGTCGCGAGGGTCGTGGATTTCGTAATCGAGGCGGCGGATGCCAATGGCGGACACGAATGAGGCATACCGGAATCTCGCGGCGACGATAGTCCTCACCGCCGTCAACGAATACAGGGATATTCTGCCGAAGGCGAGGGACCAGCGCCTCCGCGAGGGACGCATCGACCCGAGGACCAAAGCCAAGCAGCTCGAGTTGGAGGAGTTCTTCGACTCGAGCTGGTGCGGGATGCTGTGCGGCATCAGCGGTGGCGACATCAAGAGGAAGTTGCAGCTGAGGAACTGCTGAGAATCATATTCACGAGAAAGGAACGAGCATGGCCATCTACGAAACCGACGACAAGAGCACCGAGCAGACCATGGATGATATCCGCGAGAAGCTCGACAGGATCAAGAAGAAGGCGCAGGCCATCTTCTACACCGTCGTCAACTGGACGATCGAGCATCCGGCAGAGGCTGCGGCCATCGCGACGACCGCGTCGGTCGTCATCACCAAGGCCGACAAGCTCGCCAACATCAGGCGCGGAGAGAGGCTCCGCAACTCGATGATCTACGACAGGTCCCTCGGCATGTACTGGGAGACCAAGAAGCCGCTGACCGCGAACCAGCGCCTCCTCATCGAGGCGAGGCACAAGGCCGGCGAGTCCTACGGGCAGATCCTGTCCGACATGAAGGTGCTGAAGCGATAGATATTCGATGACGTGACGAAAGGAACGAAGATGCTGAAACTCGACGAGATCGATCCGATTAAATTCACCGTGTTCAAGGAAGAGCTTTTTGCCGATAGGGATCCAGAATACAATCTTGCTTATCTCAGGAATATGGAATCGGAACTGAATTACACCGCCAATGATTGTGGCGCTGTATTTAGCGACGGTGAAATCCCGACAAATCTTGTCTCCGAAGTCGTGCGTACCGGAAACGTTGCTCTGTGGAGAGCATTTTGCGAAGTGTACGCATGGTCGAAAAAATATGGCAAGAATACGTCCGCTCTTACGATATTTATAAAAGAGACCAACATCTTTGACCCAGTGGCTTGGGATTTTGTGGCCAATCTACGCTAGTGATTCGACGACGTGACGAAAGGAACGAAGATGAGCAAACCAACACAGCTGTATCTCACCGTTATAGGTGTGACTCGTTTTGGTGGCATTTGGTCGGCCAAAACAATCGAAGATGCAATACACAAGTATTGCCCCGAATGTACGATTCTTGATATACCAAGCGGATATAGCGTCAGGAATCGTGCAACCCATATGGTTGAGAGCAGACCAGTTCTTGTCGAATTCCCTTCGATTACTGCGTCGAAACCATATCGACACGGTGCCATTTTCTGCAAAGACTACGAGCTTGACGGCTAATTATTTCCGGTGCGGGCTAGAGCAACATGACCCGTCAAATGGCCAGTTAGAGACTAGTGGATGCATGTGAGACGCCGAAGCAGAAGCAATTAATGAGCAGTTGCGTATGAGATGAGGCCTTGCATCTGCGCAGACTCGCATAGCGCTGTGCGGTCGTGGAGACAGGCAGCAGCCGGATATTCAAGAGAGGAGTCCTGACAAGGGCTCTTCTTTTTCGATTGTAAAGAGAAAGGTAGAGCATGGCGCGTGACGATACGCAAACAATCAAGGATATTCTCAACGCGTTCTCCGAATGGGAGGAAAACGGTCCTTGCTTCAAGTCCATTCAGACCACCGTAAGCTTCGAACACCACAAAAAACTTGACAAGCTAAGCAAGCAGCTTGGCGTTTCAAAAGCGGAATTGCTACGGCGCGCTTTGATGATGGTGGAGGTGTTATATGGCGAAGGTCGAATTCTACCCCTATCAACAGGACGCGATCAGCCGCATGCATGACGGCTGCATCCTGGTGGGCGGTGTTGGGAGCGGCAAGTCTCGGACCAGCCTTGGATATTACGCCAGGGCCGGTCACGGCCGAGATCTCTACATCATCACGACGGCCAAGAAGCGGGACTCCAGGGAATGGGAGGACGAGCTCGAGCCGTTCGGATATTCCGCGACCATAGACTCGTGGAACAACATCAAGAAGTACGCCGACGTCGTGGATGCGTTCTTCATATTCGACGAGCAGCGCCTCGTGGGCAAGGGCGTATGGGTCAAGTCGTTCCTGAAGATCGCAAAGCGCAACCAGTGGATCATATTGTCCGCAACCCCGGGCGACGACTGGATGGACTACGTGCCGGTGTTCGTGGCCAACGGGTTCTTCAAGAACCGGACGCAGTTCTACAACGACCACGTGATATTCGCCCCGCACTCGGACTATCCGAAGATCGACAGGTACGTGAACGTCAGAAGGCTGACAAGACTCAGAGAGCGCATCCTCGTCGACATGGAGTACGAAAAACGGACCGTCGCGCACCACCGTGATATCTTCGTCGACTATGACAAGGAGAAGTGCAAGGAGGCGCGCAAGAACCGTTGGAACCCGTTCAAGGACGAGCCGATGCAGAACGCGGCCGAGCTGTGCTACGTGCTGAGGAAGATCGTGAACCTCGACCAATCGAGGCTCGACAGGACGGAGGCCATCTGCCTGCTCAAGGAACGCGTCATCATATTCTACAACTTCGATGACGAGCTCGAGGCGCTCAAGAAGCTGCACTACGTCTACGGCACGGAAGTGGCCGAATGGAACGGGCACAAGCATCAGCCCATACCGGAAACGGTCAGATGGGTGTACCTCGTCCAGTACAACGCGGGCGCGGAAGGCTGGAACTGCACGAAGACCGACACGATCATATTCTACTCGCAGAACTACTCGTACAAGGTCATGGTGCAGGCGGCCGGACGCATCGACAGGCTGAACACCGAGTACACGGATCTGTTCTACTACCACCTCAAGAGCCATAGCGACATCGACCTTGCGATAGCGAGGGCCCTGAGGGACAAGAAGAAGTTCAACGAGAGGAGGTTCGCGGGATGGTAGCGAACTTATATTCGATCGATACGATCCTCGGAAACATCACCGGCGAGAAGACGCTCGGCATGACATGCACGTGGGGACCGTACGGCGAGTTATATTTCGAGGGCAACCCTGTGGGAAGGCTTCTCACGCTTACCCAGCTCGATAAGGTGTCGCAACTGATCGATGAGAGCAGAAGGCTCAAGGATATCTCCCTGGGGCTGTACAAGGCGATGGACCGCCTATGCGAATCGGACCTTACTGCAGACTGCTCGAACTGCCCGCTCGGAGATGTCGGAGGATGCGTCATGGATATTCGCGACACGCTTCGCGAACTGGGGGTCGATACGGATGACTAAATGGGAGAAGCTCGCGCATGATATCCGCGTCAGATGGGAGCTTTGGAACCGCGATGCGAAGGCGTGGATCGAAGAGAAGATGTTCAAGCCGCATCTGAACAGGCTCGTCAAAGGCAAGATCACCGACCCGAACGAATGGTGCGTATGCTACAAGCTCTGGGTCTATGCGGACCCGAGGGTGATGTCGGACGAGCACGAGTTCGGGGACGATGTGGCAATCTGCTTCGCGAGGACGAAGATGAACGCCTACCACTTCTTCAAAAGATATTACGGGAACGCGACGCTCGACAAGATCTGGCTGCTCGAGCCGCGCCCGGAGGAAGTGCACATCCTGACGTCGTACTGAAAGACGAGGCATCGGCAAATCAGTGAGAGGAGTGCTTATGATCGATGCATTCACCGCAAGCCTTTCGGGAAGGGTCACGGCACTCGAGGGCGCCGCAATGGCTCTCCGAAGCAGGTTCGAGGACCTCAACGAGAGGATCGATATTCTCGGAAGACGGCTTGACGAACTAGATGAGCGGCTGGCTCGAATGGCGAAGGAGGTCGCGCTGGCCAAGGAGAAGCTCGAAGGCGTGGAGGAGTTCTATCGTATCGATGTCCATACGGAGGCGGACGATGGCGCGTCCGAAGACCGATAGGTCGATCGCCGAACCGGACATCCGAAACGAGCAGCACCTCTTGATATTCGAATCCTACATCAGGGGCGTCGGGATGACGCCGAGGATGGTCACGAACGTGGAGACGGGGGAGCACTACAGGGACGGCCAGCATGCGGCCGATATCCTCGGGGTCACGAGGCAGGCCGTATGCAACTGCGTCAACGGACGGCAGGGAACCGTCGGAGGCTATCACCTCGTCTCCGCGCCATCCTTCAGACGCGGGCTCATGAAGGAGTTCGTTGATATCTGCCATGAGAACGGGACGGACCCGATGGAGGTCGTGGAGGAGTTCAGAAGGCTATGAACGAGGATGCTGCCGAGAAGCTCGTGGAGTCGACGCAGAGGCATCTGGGCGATATTCGGCGATCGATGGGGCTGACGGGAGAGGAGTTCGGGAAGCTCCTCGGGTTGTCGAGGGCAAGCGTCTCGAAACTCGAGAGCGGGAAGTCTGCGATGACGATGTCGCAATGCATCGCCGTAAGATATCTGCTCGACGCCTATGCGGAGGCGAATCCGAGGAACCGTGTCGCACGGATGGTGTGCGAATCGATGGACCGAGAGGTCGGCCACGAGTGGACGAACGTGATATTTTCACGTGTACCTTGTTTCTTCTAGGAAACAGGGTGCAGAGGAATTTTGCAGAAAACGCAATTCCTCTTCGTTTGCAAAAAGTGAAAATTTTTGACCGACCTTGTTTCTTAAAAGAAACTTTTTGGCCAAAAACGCGAAAATCGGAAAAAAGTGGGCAGAAAAAATAGGCCTCTGACCTGCGGTTTTGCCCACTTGGCCAAAAACGATTTTAAAAGTGGGCAGAGCATTTCCGCAGGTAGATGGGGTAGTTTTGGCGTTTCTGCCCACTTTTTAGACTAAATCCAATTACTAATTAAAAAAAATCGAGATTGTAAAGAGAAACTACCCCTCCAATTTCTCTTTACAATACGACTTCTATAGTAATAGGGTTTTTCGCAAAAAGTGGGCAGAAAGGGTGTTTTTTGCCCCTTTACCTGCGCAAACGTCGTGGCCAAAAATTTTGCGTGGCCAAAAACGTTTTTGGCCACAGAATCGGGCTTGATATTGCCTGTTTCTCTTTACATTCAGCAACTACCACAACCCCTCTTATGAGAGGGAAGGGGAATATCGAATTTCGGAGAGGGCTTTCGAGCCCTCTTCCTTTTCGCATGGAGGTAGGTCATGGGCAAGGAGTCGTCCTTCCAGTCGAAGCTCATCAAGGATATTCGCAATCGGATTCCCGGATGCATCGTCTTGAAGAACGACTCGGGGCACACGCAGGGCATCCCTGATATCTCGGTGATGTTCGGAAGCGGCTACGGGATGCTCGAGTGCAAAAGGTCTCTCGACGCACCGCATCAGCCGAACCAGGACTACTACGTCGAGATGATAAACGGCATGGGAGGTTTCGCCCGATTCGTATGCCCGGAGAATAAGGAGGCGGTATTGGATGAACTGGAATCAGCATTACGACCTTGCGGGCAGGCACGCGTTCCTGAGCCCTAGCAACCCGTCGTGGCACAACTACGACGACGAGAAGCTCATCGCGAGGTTCGAGACGTTCGATGCCAAGGAGCGCGGGACAGAGATCCACGCCCATGCGGCGTCCGATATTCTCTTCGGCGAGAAGTACGGATTCAAGAGGCCGAAGAGCAGGACCACGTACAACATGTACGTCAACGATGCGATCGGCTATAGGATGAAGCCGGAGCAGCCTTTATATTTCTCCGATGTGTGCTTCGGCACGGCCGATGCCATCAGCTTCTCGAACGGGGTGCTCAGGATCCATGATCTCAAGACGGGCCTGACTCCCGCTCACATGGAGCAGCTCGTCACATACGCCGCGCTGTTCTGCCTTGAGTATAGGTTCGATCCATACGAGCTCAAGTTCATTCTGCGCATCTACCAGGACAATGATATTCTCGAGCTGCAACCCTCGGGTGACGAGGTTCGGGCTTACATGGATGAGATCGTCCATAAGACCACGGTACTGTCCGACTTCGAAGAGAACCCTGAGGTGTAGCGATGAGCACTCTTTTGAACGACTTCGGAGAACCTATCGACGTCGATGGGTCCATTGATATTGTCCATTACGGCATGCCAAGGCGTTCGGGCCGCTATCCATGGGGCAGTGGAGAGAATCCGTATCAGCATAGCAGGGACTTCATCTCCAGATACGAAGAGCTCAAGAAGAGCGGCATGTCGGAGAAAGATATTGCCAAGGCGCTCGATTGCATCAACGACAAGGGCGAACCATCAACCAGCGTTCTAAGGGCTCGACAGGCAATCGCGAAGGCGGAGCGATTCTCATACGAGTACGACACGGCGAAGTCCATGCGCGAGGATGGTAGGACCTATCAAGAGATCGCGGACCGCCTTGGATATCCTAACGAGTCGTCGATCAGACATCTTCTCGCACAGGACCCCGATAAGAAGACGAAGGCGTTCGCAACAGCCGAGACGTTGCAGAGCCTTGTCGACGAGAAGGGCTTCATCGATGTCGGCGCCGGCGTCGAGCATGAGCTATTGATATCCGACACGAAGCTCAAGGAGTCGCTCGAGATCCTCCGCGAAGAGGGTTACGAGGTGTACAGCGTTGGTCTCCCTCAGGTAACGAATCCCGGGCGACAGACCCCGATGAAAATCGTATGTCCTCCTGGTACCACGTATAGCGAGGCCTATGACGCCATGTACAAGGGTGATATTCACTCTGTCGTGGACTATACCAATGTCAAAGGCGGAGATCTGGTCCGTGATATTCCGGAGCCGCCTGTGTCGATGTCATCTGACCGCGTGCAGGTTAGATATGCAGAGGATGGCGGCCTCGCAAAGGATGGCCTTATCGAGATTCGACCTGGTGTAAGGGACCTCAATCTCGGAGCCAGCACGTATGCCCAGGTGCGAATCGGCGTTGACGATACCCATTACATGAAGGGTATGTGCATCTACGGCAAACCCGAGGACTTCCCGCCCGGCGTCGATGTGATATTTAACACGAACAAGTCGAGCGATGTGCCGAAGATGAAGGTATTCAAGCCGATGAAGGACGATCCCGACAATCCGTTCGGCGCGCTTATCAAAGAGAAGGGCCAGTCGCATTGGTATGATGATGAGGGCAAGAAGCACCTTTCTCCCATCAATAAAATAAGGGAGGAAGGCGATTGGGAAGACTGGGAGAAAGGCCTTCCGCATCAGTTCCTTGCAAAGCAGAACATCCCGCTAATCAAGCGTCAGCTCAGCGAGGCCTATGTCGAGAAGCAGGCCGAGTATGATGATATTCTCGCTCTGACGAATCCCATCGTCAAAAGGCACTATCTGATGGAGTTCGCAGACCAATGCGATTCCGATGCCGTTTACATGAAGGGTGCTTCTCTTCCCGGCCAGCGTTGGAAAGTCCTCATCCCGACAACCAAGCTTAAGGATAACGAGGTCTATGACCCGACCCATGAGAACGGTGAGGAAGTTGCTCTCATCCGATTCCCGCATCAGGGCACATTCGAGATTCCCGTATGTAGGGTCAACAACAAACAGCCCGATGTGAAGAAGATGCTCGGCAATGCAGAGGATGCGATTGCCATCAATAAAGCTGTTGCCGACAGGCTGTCTGGAGCAGATTTCGACGGCGATACCGTTATCGTGGTTCCGATGGGCAAGAATCCGGCAACGAGAATCAAGTCCGAGAAGCAGCTCGAGGGATTGGTCGGATTCGATCCGAAAACAGCGTATAAGACTACGGAGCGAAATACCGGCAAGAAGGACGAGGACGGGAATGATATTTACGAGTACATCGGGAAGAACGGTAAGCCCGTAAAGATCATGACCGACACCAATAACCAGATGGGCCGGATATCCAACCTGATTACCGATATGACGATCAAGGGCGCGACAGTTGACGAGCTTGCAAGGGCAACCCGTCACGCACAGGTTGTCATCGATGCTGAGAAGCACAAACTCGACTACAAGGCTAGCGAACGCGACAATGATATTGCAGGGCTTAAAAGCAAGTATCAAGGACGTATCGAAGATGGCCGCTATACGGAGTCCGCATCCACGATCTTCTCAAGAGCCAAATCGGAGATTGATATTCCCGAGACAAGGGGCAACCCCAAAATCAATCCGGATACAGGCGAGCTTGATTGGACCGGTAAGGAAACAGGCCGCATTTATATTGACAAGAAGACTGGCAAGGAGAAGGCTGCCACCAAGAAGGTCCACCAGATGGACAATGTCAAGGACGCCCATGAGCTATCCTCTGGATATCCTAAAGAGGAGATCTACGCCGACTATGCCAACCATCTGAAGGCCATGGCTAACAGGGCCCGCAAGGAATACGAGGCCACAGCTCGCCCGAAACAGAACAAAGATGCGGCATTGATATTTAAAGAGCAAGTAGAGTCTTTAAAGGCCAAGCTGACCCTTGCCGAACAGAACGCCCCCCGTGAAAGACAGGCCCAGCTTATCGCCGGCTCTAAGGCAAAAGCCAAGAAGGATGCCAACCCTGATATTTCGACAAAAGAGTACAAGCGAATCAAGGCTCAGGAACTTGCCCGTGCCAGGGTTGAGGTCAACTCTAGGGCTAGAGATACTCGTATCATCATTACGGACAAGGAATGGGAGGCCATACAGGCCGGGGCTATCTCAAGCACCATGCTGGAGAAGATTCTCAATCATTCCGATGCCGATAGTCTTAGGGCTAGGGCCACTCCAAGACCCACCACCATACTCAGCGATTCCAAGAAGGTCAAGATTAGGAGCATGAGCGATTCCGGCTACACCCTTGCCGAGATAGCTGATGCCCTTGGCGTATCCACATCCACGGTTGTCAACGCCCTTAAGGAAGGTGGCGAATAGTATGAAGCAGATGCGCTACTTCCTTACAACCACCGACAACCCCTTCGACCCAGTGGATGAGCAGGATTCTTGGATGCTGTTTGACAAGCTCAATCATTACGATTCAAACGAATTGCTTGCTCGCTTTGCTCGAACTTCAGATGAACTTTCTGATTCAGAGAATCAAAAAGAGATTCGACGAGCAATTGCGAGAATCATCGCCCTTGATCCTTGCAACATCTACAAGATGGTTGCGAAACCGATGCCAAATCTACGAATTGATGCGAAATAGCCTCTTATTGAGCTCCCTATGGGGTTCAAAAGGGGTAGGGGAGGGGGTCGCGAAATTGACCCCCCACCCCTTTTCGCGCCGGTCTTAAAAAATCCTCCGGGGGAACATTTTTGTGAAACTTTTTGGCGTTGCGTCAGCGGCATATCCTTCGAAGGGTTCTTTTCGCTCTCCTTTCTTGCCCAGACGTGCCTCCTTTCCTCTCGCCACCAGACGCATTTTCGGATGTGCCGCTGGCGCAACGCCAAAAGTCCTATGAAAGTAGGTGATATTCATGGCAAAAGCCAAGTTTCAGGACGGAGAACCTGTCCGAGAGTTACCAAGAAGGCTGCTCTCTCCGGACGCAAGAGAGAACCAACTTATCGCTTTGGCCATGGATACGGCCGAGGAGCGCATGTTGAATGGTACCGCGTCCTCTCAGGAGATCGTTCATTTTCTGAAACTCGGCTCATCGCTCGCGAAACTCCAGAAAGAGGAGATCCGAGAGCGAATCGAGCTCGACAAGTCGAAGGTCAAGGCCATCGAATCCGCTGAGGAGTACAAGAAGCTCTACGAGGAAGCCATCAGGGCTATGAAGTCGTATGGAGGAGGATCCGATTAGCATGGCCGATCATCTCTATCTCGCCCACCACGGCATCAAAGGCATGAAGTGGGGCGTGCGTCGCTTTCGCAATGAAGATGGCACGCTCACTGAGGCTGGTAGAAAACGATATTCCAAGCAACTAGTGCGAACGGTAACGGGCAGTCATTCTTGGGCAGAAGCCAAAGGAAGGGCAAGGACCGTTGTAGGAGATGCTCGCTCTGATAGGACTAAGGAACTTCATTCCGAAGTTAAACGCCTTGCTAAAACAACCTTCACAAAAGATGGGCGTACTTTAGAGGAGACTCCTGAGTATCTTGATGCAGCATCGACAGCTGCTAAAAATTACGTCAATAAGGAGCTTAACCGAGCTCCTAACGAGTATCCAGATGGTTCTAGGGCAAGAAAGAAATTAGAAGATTTCGCATATTATGAGTATGGTCATCCAGCAGGGGTGAAAGCTGCAAAGAAAGCGTATCCAGAAGTTGCAAAAGCAGAGCGTCAATTCAACAAAGCTGTTACAGAATATTTGGATTCTTTAAATGTGGACGTTGATGCTCTGATTTCTGAGTATGAGAGCTTGCCTTTGACAAGGGTGATGTTTTTACCAGATGCATCTCCATCGAATGCGACAACCCGAAACCTTGTCTATCAGATTCTCGAGGACTATGACTAGTTATGCCCACCTATTTTTCAGCCCTCCTCTATCCCGACTTCGAGCGCCGCTTCAACTACCTTAAACTAGACGGCGTTGTCGCCCACTCAACATTCGGCGGGCATCGCTATCTAAATCAAGCGCTCTACCAATCCAACGAGTGGCAGAGAATCCGTCGCCAGGTCATCATCCGCGACGATGGTTGCGACCTCGCCATACCCGACAGGCCGATCCATGGCAAGATCCTCGTGCACCACATCGTCCCCATAACGCAGGAGGACATCCTCAATCGGGATCCGATCATATTCGATCCAGACAACCTCATCACGGTCTCCTTCGAGACGCACAATGCATTGCATTATGGCGACTATTCGCTTGTTGCCAGAGACGTTGTTACAAGAAGACCGAACGATACAACGCCGTGGCTGTAGCGGCATATTTCCGTTAGGAGCGTTAAAACCATGAGCCAACTCTATCTCGCCCACCACGGCGTCAAAGGTATGAAATGGGGTGTTAGGCGTACACCCGAGCAGCTTGGACATCGTATCGTGAATGCCCATCGTGATAGGCACGAGAAGCGTGAGGCCCGTAAGGATGCGAAGGAATTTGCAAGGGCCAAGATGTACTACGGTGAGGGCGCCGGCAACAGGCGGAAGCTCATCAAAGCCACTGTGAAAGAGAAGAGCAAGTCCAAGGTTTATGCCGATGAGTTTGAGAAGAGCCTCGCAACACAGAACATGGCCGACCACGCAACGAAAGCCAAGCGTGAGCGTCATATCAATGATGCAAAGAATACGGCAGGCAAATGGGGCAGGGGCATTGTCAATATTGCCACCGGTAATCCGGGACGAGCTGCTGCAAGTGTGGTGGCTGCATATGGGGTTCTAAAGATCACTGGCATGGATAAGGTAATCATGCAGGCTGGAGCGGATTTCATTAACAACATCACACTTCCGAACATTCCTTTGAATAAGATGCCTGGTTGGCGTGTTGTGTGAACGGTTCGGTGATTCGTATGAAAAGCATTCTAACTTCTATTAAGAAGCTCCTCGGCATCGACGCGGAGTACACCCAGTTCGATCCCGACATCATCATGCACATCAACTCCGTCTTCCTCACGCTTTATGAGCTCGGTATCGGGCCTTCTGACGGCTTTCGTATAGAGGACGATACTACCAAGTGGGAAGACTACATCTCCGATAACGATGTTCTTCTTGGCGCCGTGAAGAGCTACATGTACCTAAAGGTCCGTATGCTTTTCGATCCGCATCTAACATCCTCTGTAACGGAGCTGATGAAAGAGCAGGCCAGGGAGTTCGAGTGGCGCATGAACGTGATGGTCGATCCGGATACGACATTTAAGGATTAAGGAGAAAACAATGTCAGATCATCTCTACCTCGCCCACCACGGTATCAAAGGAATGAAGTGGGGCGTAAGACGGTTCCAGAACGAGGACGGGTCGTTGACTTCCGCCGGACAGAAACGCTATGGGGTTGGCGGTAGCCCAATGCGTGGTGCTTCGACGGGAGGACTCACCAACCCTCGTTCGCAGAGCATGGAACGATATGTTAAGCGCCACGGAATCAATGGACGTCCCGATCCAAAAGCTCCTACGTATAAACCGACGCCGTATAAACTAACGCGCAGACCAGTTTCGAAGAGCGCTGACCAAAAGCAGGATGGCACGTATTATAAGACGAGCGATTCTGTAAAGATGACGAAGAGGCGCAAGCGTCTTACCGAAGGACTGGATGCAACCAAAGCGATTGCAACAACGCTCAAAGAAGTCGCGGACAATCATGCCGCTAAGGCGAAAGCCACGCATAATGTTTTGGCCAAAGTTGGCCATATGACGGTTTCCGCCATCTATAGGTCGAATCAGTTCGATTGGGATAACAGCGTTCGCAAATACGAGCGCGCCCTTGAACGAGATGCCCATAAGCAGAGGAAGAAGCAGGCAAAGGATAGGCTTTGGAGTGAGCAAGATCGACTCGAGGAAGAACATGATCGTGTTGCAACCGACATCATGAATCGCCAGAGATCCGGTGAGATTTCTCGTCGAGAAGCCAATCGACAGTTTGATGAAGCCTGGAAACAGTACACCGATGCCGACGATGCTGCGCGTAAGCAGTACAAACGAGAAGTTAGGCGTCGTGGCAACTAACCACATTTTGGAGGCGCGCAGCCATGGGCCATTTGTCCAATACTGCCACCCCGAGGTATTACGGCAAGTTCCGTGCCGATGTACTAGCCGGGCGAATCCCCGTCTGCCGAGAGATCTCGATGGAGATGAACCGCATCGATGCGCTCATCGCGAATCCTGGCGTTTATTACGATCCGGAACCTGTCGAGGGCTATATCCGCTACTGCGAGAACGAGTTGACGCTGACGGACGGCTCCGACCTGGAGCTGATGGATTCGTTCAAGTTATGGGCCGAGCAGGTCCTCTGCTGGTACTACTTCATCGAGCGCACGGTATTCGAGCCGGATCAGGATGGGGTCGGCGGACGCTACGTGAACAAGATGGTCAAGCGCCGCCTCACCAACAAGCAGTATCTCATCGTGGGGCGAGGCGCAGCCAAGTCGCTCTACGATTCGTCGATGCAATCATATTTCCAGAACATCGACACCTCCACGACCCAACAGGTCACGGTCGCCCCGACGATCGTCCAGGCCGACGAGGTTCTGTCGCCGATCCGCACGGCCATCACCCGCGCCAGAGGACCGCTGTTCAAGTTCCTAACGGAAGGTTCGCTCCAGAACACCACCGGCTCAAGGGCGAACCGTCAGAAGCTAGCCTCCACTAAGGAAGGCATCAAGAACTTCCTGACGAATTCCGTAATCATGCCGAGACCTATGTCAATCGACAAGTTACAGGGACTCAGATGTAAGGTCGCCACTGTCGACGAATGGCTGTCGGGCGACATTCGAGAGGATGTCGTCGGCGCCATCGAGCAGGGCGCATCAAAGATTAACGACTACATCATCATCGCCACCAGCTCCGAGGGCACCGTCCGCAACGGAGCGGGCGATACAATCAAAATGGAGTTGATGGACATCCTGAAGGGCGAGTACAAGAACCCGCACGTGTCCATCTGGTGGTACAGGCTCGACGATGTCAAGGAGGTCGGCATCCCCGAGCTCTGGCTCAAAGCCAATCCGAACATCGGGAAGTCCGTCAGCTACGAGGCGTACCAGCTCGATGTCGAGCGTGCCGAGAAGGCACCCGCCACGAGGAACGACATCCTCGCCAAGAGGTTCGGCATCCCGATGGAGGGATTTACCTACTACTTCACGTACGAGGAGACGCTCTGCCATCGCAAGCGCGACTACTGGCAGATGCCGTGCTCACTCGGTGCGGACCTTTCGCAGGGCAACGACTTCTGCGCGTTCACTTTCCTGTTCCCGTTGGGCAGGGGAGAGTTCGGCGTCAAGACGCGCTGCTACATCACCGAGCTCACGTTGTCGAAGCTGCCCGGCGCTGCCCGCGTCAAGTACAACGAGTTCATGGACGAGGGAAGCCTGATCGTCCTCGGCGGGACCATCCTCGACACCATGGAGGTCTATGAGGACCTCGACAACTACATCGCGAGCGTCGGATACGACGTCCGCTCATTCGGATACGACCCGTACAACGCGCGCGAGTTCGTCGAGCGATGGACCATGGAGAACGGCGCCTACGCCGTCGAGAAGGTGATCCAGGGAGCGAAGACCGAATCGGTTCCGCTCGGCGAGATCAAGAACCTCGCATCGGAGCGCCTCCTCCTGTTCGACGAGAGCCTCATGAACTACGCCATGGGCAACTGCATCGTCATGGAGGACACCAACGGCAACAGGAAGCTCCTGAAGAAGAGATACGAGGCAAAGATCGACCCCGTATCGGCCCTCATGGACGCCTTCGTCGCATACAAGCTCAACCGCGATGCTTTCGAATAGGAGGTGTGATGAACGATTCATATTTGCAGCACCACGGCATCAAAGGCATGAAGTGGGGCGTCAGGAGATTCCGCAACGAAGACGGCACGCTTACCGATGCTGGCAAGAAGCGATATTCGTACGGCGGTAAGAACAATCAATCTCCGCCGGAAAAAGCGGTTTCAGGCGCAAAAAACATTGTGTCGGGAATGAAGCAGATTACTGGTGTTGCCAATAATCAATCTAGAAATCGTTATAACAAGCGTCCAAACCTCACCCAGGAGGAGATGGACAAGATGAGCGATAAGGATCTTCGCGATCTAGTAAATCGTCTCAATCTAGAGCAGCAATATTCCCAGCTCACCCAAGACAATGTCGCTCGAAGTGCGATGCAGACAGGCCTCGATTATGCAGAGGCGGTTCTTACGATTGCGGGAGGCGCTTTGTCTATCGCGGCTGCCTACAAGGTGCTTAAGGGGTGATTGCATATGGATTCGATGTATGCGGTTCATTATTCCGATTCATATTTGCAGCACCACGGCATCAAAGGAATGAAGTGGGGCGTCAGGCGATTCCGCAACGAGGACGGCACTCTTACCGAGGCCGGTAAGAGACGGTATAACGAAGATGGCTCACGCAAAACACATCGCGATAAGCTAATCGCCAAATACTGCGCAAAGGGCATGAGCCAGAAGGATGCCGAAGCCGCTGCCGAGAAACGTATTTCCATAGAGAAGAAGGTTGCGATAGGTGTCGGTGCCACGGCCGCGGTGGTTGCGGCGTATGCGACGTATAAGTACGTTAAAGCCGATAGACTCGATGTTAATGTGAATCTTGACAGTCAGTTGAAACGTAAGGTTGTCGAAGCATCTGATTTCGACAAGCAGATCAACGATGACTTACGGAAGATTAACAGAGAGGGTTGGGCCGGTCATATTCTTCTTCGTGGCCGACAGGTTAATTGCACGTCTTGCTCCATGGCGTATGAGATGCGTCGAAGGGGCTACGATGTCGTCGCGGGAAAGACAAAGAACGGGCGTAACAACGAGGCCGTTGAGAGTTTCTTCCAGAATGGAAAATTTGAGAATATTTTCGGTGTTGCGACTCCTCGCGATGGCGCCGCCGAGGTCGACTGGGATAAATGGCTCTCGAACAGGCGTACACCTGATTCCAATGATTTGGCCAAAATTACGCGTACTCTAGCAAGCCAAGGCGAAGGTGCGCGAGGAATTCTTCATGGGCACTATGCCGTAGGTGGAGGACATTCGATAGCATATGAAGTCCACAACGGCGCAGTTCACTTTGTTGACGGCCAGATTGGGCGACAGTATAAGGATGCTGCAGAAGCGATCGGCCTCATGTCAAACATTGACTTCATGCGAACCGACACGCTTCCTTTGGCGAATTCCGCCGCAGAAACCGTGAGGAACAACACGTTTGCCAGCATGCTTGATGAGCTTCCATCCAATACAACTCTTAAACTCGCTGGCATAAGTGCACTACTGCTCATGTCGTCTGGTGATGACGAAGAAGAGGAAGAAGAGGAAAAAGATAGGAATAATCGGAGGCGATGAAAATGACGCCAAACCAAGCAAAGTCGATCGTTGCTAAGAAGCTTCCCGGCTATTTAATCGAGTGGTGCGTTCCATACAATGGTTCGTTCGTGGTGATGGCCCATCCCGACGACGGTCCCGAAGACAACGAGCATGGTGCTTATCCCGATCCGTTCTATACGGTTAACAGGCTTACGGGTGTTGTGAGGCAGTTCGTTCCCGCATCGGAAAAGGATTCTGGACGCGCGTTTTTTGCAACCGTCGAACGAGAGCTTATCGGAAGGTAATTTTTTCATTTGAAAGAAAGGACCAACCATGATCAAGACCGAGAACGAGTTCCGCTCGGCCGCGAAGAAGGCGGTCGCCAACTATTGGAACGAGAGCAAGACGCTCGCCAAGAAGTACGGCGAGATTACCTCGAAGAAGATCTACATCGTCTGGCAGGTCAAGGCGCTTCAGAATTTCAAGGCGCTCCTCGCTGTCAACTTCGACGGCGACGGCATGTACTTCGAGGTCACCTACGACGGCGATAAGAACGTCGCCTACCTCGACGCCTATCGCAAGATGGCCAATCGCGAGATCGAGCTTTAGTCCGATCATCCAGCCGATCTGCGTGCCCACCAATGAAGGAAGAAATTCAAAATGGCTTTTCTAGACCGCCTTAAACACGGGTGGAACGCCTTCCTCAACGATGAAGAGCCGAGGGCGGCATATTCTTACGGCTTCTCGTATGGAAACCGCCCGGACCGCGTGAGGATGACCCGCGGAAGCGAGAAGTCGATCATCACGGCAATCTACAACAGGATAGCGAGCGATGCCGCGGCCATCGACATCGAGCATGTGAGGCTCGATGAGGAGGACCGCTATCTCGAGACCATCAACTCCGGCCTCAACAACTGCCTGACGCTTGACGCGAACATCGACCAGACAGGCCGAGCCCTCGTACAGGACATCGTCATGTCCATGCTCGATGAGGGCGTCGTCGCCATCGTCCCGGTCGATGCTACTATCAATCCTGCAGTATCGGCATCGTTCGACATCATCACCCTACGCACCGCGAAGATCATCGAATGGTTCCCGCGGCATGTCAGGGTCCGCATCTACAACGACCGCGAGGGGAAATTCGAGGAGAAGGTCGTACCCAAGGCCACGACCGCCATCGTCGAGAACCCCTTCTATGCGGTCATCAACGAGCCTTCATCGACGATGCAGCGCCTTATCCATAAGCTGGCGCTCCTCGACGATGTAGACGAGCAGTCGAGCTCAGGTAAGCTCGACCTCATCATCCAGCTGCCTTACACGATCAAGACGGAGGCCAGGCGAAAGCAGGCCGAGGAACGCCGCAAAGACATAGAGATGCAGCTTGCGGGCTCCAAGTACGGAATCGCCTACACCGATGCGACCGAGCACGTGACGCAGCTGAACCGCTCGCTGGAGAACAACATGCTGGCTCAGATCGAGTATCTGACCAACATGCTCTACAGCCAGATGGGCATCACCCAGTCCGTCCTCGACGGGACCGCGAACAGCGAGACGATGCTCAACTACTACAACCGAACGGTGGAGCCGATTCTCGCCGCGATCACGGACGAGATGAAGCGCAAGTTCCTCAGCAAGACCGCCAGGACGCAGAAGCAGTCGATCGAATACTTCAGGGATCCGTTCCGACTGGTCCCCGTCGACAAGTTCGCGGAGATCGCGGACAAGATGCGCCGCAACGAGATCATGACCTCGAACGAGCTTCGTCAGAAGATCGGCATGAGGCCCTCCCAGAGCGAGAAGGCGGATGCGCTGGAGAACCCGAACCTATCCCAGCCTACAGGACAGCCTCCCGAAGGCGAGGAAATTCAAAATGGCCCCATCGAGTAACCCGGAGGTACACATGTACGATTTCGCTGGGTGGGCGACCAAGAACGACGTTCGCTGTTCAGACGGCCGCATCATCCGACAGGACGCATTCAAGGAGTGCGACGGCAAGACCGTCCCCCTTGTGTGGAACCATGACCACAATAACCCGGACCAGGTGCTTGGACATGCCGAGCTCGAGAACCGCTCGACCGGCGTCTACGCATACTGCTCCTTCAACGACACTCCCGCCGGCAAGAACGCCAAGGAGCTTGTCAAGCACGGGGACGTCGTGTCCCTCAGCATCTACGCCAACCGTCTCAAGCAGCACGGAAGCGAGGTCTTGCACGGCGCCATCCGCGAGGTGTCGCTCGTGCTCGCCGGCGCCAATCCGGGCGCGCTCATCGAGTCCGTTATCTCGCATGGCGAGCTTTCGGAGGATGAGGCGGTCATCTACACGGGCGAGGAGATCTCGCTCTCGCATGCAGATGATGACAAGCAGAAGACCGAAAACGAAAGCAATGACAAGGGGGACAACATGCCCGACAACAGCAACCAGGGCGGTAAGACCGTCAAGGACGTCTTCGATTCGCTCACCGAGGAGCAGAAGCAGGTAGTCTACTTCCTCATCGGCAGCGCCGTCGAGGACGCAGGTAAGGGCGGCGATGATGACGACGCCGCAGAGCACTCCGATTTCGATTACTATGATGGAGGTAACATGAAGTACAACCTGTTCTCCGATGAGGGCGAGCCCATGGAGACCCTCTCCCACGCCGACACCGAGGCCATCTTCTCCAACGCCAAGCGCGGCGGCTCCCTCAGGGAGGCAGTGCTCGAGCACGGCATCGAGCAGATCGACTGGCTGTTCCCCGATGCCAAGAACCTCGACAATCCGCCCGCATGGATCACCCGCCCGCAGGAGTGGGTCAGCACCGTCATGGGCTCCGTCCACCACTCCCCGTTCAGCCGCGTGAAGTCCATGATGGCCAACCTCACCGAGGACGAGGCCCGCGCGAGGGGCTATATTAAGGGCAAGCTCAAGAAGGAGCAGGTGTTCTCGCTTCTGCGCCGCACCACCACCCCCAAGACCATCTACAAGACCCAGAAGATCGACCGCGACGACGTGATCGACATCACCGACTTCGACGTTGTCGCCTGGATCAAGGGCGAGATGCGCGGCCAGCTCGATGAGGAGATCGCGCGCGCGATCCTCGTCTCCGACGGTCGTGAGCCGTCCGACGAGGACAAGATCGATGAGCTCAACATCCGTCCCGTCTGGACCGATGCCGACCTCTACACCATCAAGGCCCTCCTGACGCTTCCCGCCGACACCACCGCCGACCAGAAGGCCAAGGCGTTCATCCGCGCCTGCGTCAAGGCCCGCAAGAACTACCGCGGCTCCGGCCAGCCCACCCTGTACACCACCGAGGACATGCTCACCGACATGCTCCTTCTCGAGGACCTCAACGGCCGCATCATCTACGACTCCGAGGCCAAGCTCGCGACCGCTCTCCGCGTCTCCAAGATCGTGACCGTCCCCGTCTTCGAGGGCCTCACCCGCTCCGTGGACGGTGTCACGCACACCCTCGACGGCATCATCGTCAACCTCGCCGACTACAACATCGGCGCCGACAAGGGCGGCAGCGTCAACATGTTCGAGGACTTCGACATCGACTACAACAAGCACACCTACCTGATCGAGACCCGCTGCTCCGGCGCTCTGGTGAAGCCCTTCTCCGCCATCGCCGTCGAGTCCACCGTCTCCAACGATGCCACGTCCATCACCTTCACCTCGGGCACCATGGCGGAGGCGTTCGACCAGGCTTACGAGCTCGGCTACACCACCCACCAGCGCAATGGCGCTGCTGGTGACGACGGCAACGAGGGCTAGTCAGACTTCAAAATGGGGTGAACCATGGCACGATACTACGGGATGATCGGGTTCTCTGACCATCAGGCCGAGACTGTTCCCGGCGTATGGGACGAGGTGATCGTGGAGCGTCCGTATTACGGCGATGTGATCCGCAATACCAGGCGCCTCCAGCAAGGCGAGCACCTCAATGACAACGTCACGATCTCGAACGAGATCAGCGTAGTGTCCGACCCCTATGCGCTCCAGAACTTCCATGCCATCCGCTATATTTCGTGGATGGGGACGAATTGGAAGGTCACCAGCGTAGAGGTTCAATACCCTCGCCTCATCTTGAGCATTGGGGATGAGTACCATGGTCCGACGGCTTGATCTGCACGGGGAGCTCGTCGATTTGGCGGGCCCTCTGTACACGGTATATTTCCAGCCTCCGGAGGGGACGCGAATCAAGTATCCCTGCGTGATCTATGAACGCGACAGCGGCGATGCCGACTATGCCGACAACCATGCCTACCGTTTCACGCAGCGGTATCAGGTCACGGTCATCACGCGCGATCCCGATTGCAACCTCCCGGAGGCGATTCTCAGGCACTTCCCGATGTGCCGCATGGATCGGACGTTCACGTCCGAGAACCTGTATCACCATACTTTGAATCTCTACTATTAAGGAGGAATCCATGCCTGATCCGACTCCGACTTATGCACTCGTTTGGGACGACGCCGGCAATCAGATTTACGAGACCGGTACCGACCGAGGCGTGCTCTACACCATTAACGAGAGCGGCGCGTATACGAATGGCGTTGCATGGGACGGCCTTCGCAGCATTACCGAGAGCCCTTCCGGCGCCGAGGAGACCGCTCTGTGGGCCAACAACCATAAGTACGGCTCGCTCTACTCTGCCGAGGAGTTCTCGTTTACCATCGGTGCGTACACCTCTCCCGAGGAGTTCGATGCCTGCGACGGCACCGCCGAGATCGCCACTGGCGTGACCGCGGGCCAGCAGACCCGTGCCAAGTTCGGCATGTCCTACCGCACGCTCATCGGCAACGACGTCAAGGGCACCGACTACGGCTACAAGATCCACCTCGTCTACGGCGCGACCGCGTCACCGTCTGAGCGCTCGCACTCGACCGTCAACGACTCGCCCGAGGCCGAGGAGCTGAGCTGGGAGTGCAAGACCGTCCCGGTGGCCGTCAGTGGCTACAAGCCGACCGCCCATATCGTCATCGATTCCACTAAGGCCGACGCCACCAAGCTTGCCGCACTTGAGGCGAAGCTTTACGGAACTGAGGGCACCGGCGGCACCGGCGGCGCTACTCCGTACCTTCCGCTGCCCGCAGAGGTTATCACCACCATGTCCTAATTCGTCATATTTGACGTGATAGCGAAGAGGGTCTGCCATGTTCGGCGGGCCCTCTTCATTTTTTAGAAAGGAAGAGAGCACATGTTCAGCATTACGAAGACCTATGAGGATTACAACGGCATCGAGAAGACCGAGACGTTCTGGTTCAATCTCAGCAAGACGGAGCTCTCGAAGCTCGCGCTCGGTCCTTCGGGCGGTCTCGACAGCGTTCTCGCCGAGATCGTCAGCACAAACGATACCGGTCGTGCGATGGAGCTGCTCGAGGGAATCGTCCTCTCTGCATACGGCAAGAAAATGCCCGACGGTCGATTCTCGAAGACCGACGATGATGGCCATCGCTATGCGGACCACTTCAAGCAGACGGTCGTGTTCGACGACCTGTTCATGGAGCTGTTCCTCGACAACGACAAGCTCATCGCATTCATCAACGGCGTCGTTCCTGCGAATCTCAAGCAGACGACCGAGGAGGCGACCGCGAAGGCCAAGAAGCGCATCGAAGCTCTTCAGGCCTCGTCCGGTGCCGATGCCGCTGAGAATCAGTAAATCGGAGGTACCCACATGCTTGAGCTATCCATCGGGGATACAGAGTTGTGGGATCCGACGGCGGAGAGGTTCTACGATGTGAAGGGGCAGACCCTCACGTTGGAGCATTCGCTCGTGTCCCTTTCAAAATGGGAAGCGAAATGGCATAAGCCGTTCCTCTCCGAAGAATCGCTAACAAACGAGGAGATCCTCGATTACATACGCTGCATGACGGTGAACCGCAACGTCGACCCCCTTGTCTACAACTGCCTCACGGATGCGCAGTACAAGGAGATCGAGGACTACATCGCGGATCCGCATACCGCGACATGGTTCTCGAACTCCGGCAAGGAGCCGGGGACGAAGCAGGTCATGACAGCGGAACGCATTTACCATCTCATGTTCGCCTTCGGCATCGATAAGGACTGCGAGAAGTGGCATCTAAATCAGCTGCTCACGCAGATCCGAGTCGAGTACGAGGAATCGAAGCCGCAGAAGAAACGATCGCAACGGGAGATTACGGACCATCATCGCGCCCTCAATGCCGCGAGGCGAAAGGCGAAGGCGCATAAGCACTGACATCCGGAGGTTGCGTTGCGTATCACCAGCATCGGCGATTTCGGCCGAACGATGAAATTCCTTACGAAGATGAAACGCGGCGATTACCTTGACCGCGTGAAGTACTGCTGCGACAAGGGGGTCATCGCCCTCGCCAGGGCGACGCCCGTCGACAGCGGGAAGACGGCCGAATCGTGGTCGTATGAGATCAAGACGACGTTTTCCGGGATGGTCGTCTATTGGAAGAACTCGAACGTCATAGACGGTTTCAACGTTGCCATCGGGCTCCAGTACGGCCATGGGACAGGCAACGGCGGCTATGTCCGCGGACTTGATTACATCAATCCGGCGATGAGACCCGTGTTCGAGGAGATCGCCGACGATATTTGGCGGGAGGTGGTCAGCTCATGAGCAGCGTAGATGATCGCGTCGTGCGGATGGAATTCGACAACAAACAGTTCGAATCAGGCGTGAGCACGACCATGTCCACGCTACAGAAACTTAACGAAGCTCTTAAATTCAGAGGCGCGGCGGCCGGATTCGACGATGTCCAGAGGGCATCCGCATCCCTCAACTTCGCGCCTCTGAACGACAGCCTATGGCAGGTGCAGCAGAACTTCTCGTTCTTCGGGGAGTTCGTCCGCACCGTCTTCGACCGCATCTCGAATCAGATCATCAACCTCGGCTCGACGATGGTTCGTGAGCTCACCACAGCGCCGCTTAAAGCGGGTTTCGACGAGTATCAGCTTCAGATGAACTCGACGCAGACCATTATGGCGAGCACCGGGAAGAGCATCGACGAGGTTACCGGATACCTCGACCAGCTGAACACCTACGCCGATAAGACGATTTACTCGTTCTCCGACATGACGGCCAACATCGGCAAGTTCACCAACGCCGGCGTCGATCTGGATGTCGCGGTCAAGGCCATCCAGGGTATCTCGAACGAGGCGGCCGTTTCCGGCGCGAACGCGCAGGAGGCATCTCGCGCGATGTACAATTTCGCGCAGGCTCTGTCCGCAGGTTACGTCAAGCTCATCGACTGGAAGTCGATCGAGAACGCCAACATGGCAACCAAGGAGTTCAAGGAGCAGCTCCTCGAGACGGCTGTCGCGGTCGGAACCGTCGAGAAGACCGCCGATGGCATGTACAGGGTCCTTACGTCAGGCACCCAAGGCGGAACGATGGGCGAGGCAATCGACGCCACCCACCTGTTCAACGACTCCCTGTCATATCAGTGGATGACCACCGATGTTCTGACGCAGACGCTCGCGAAGTACGCAGACGAGACGACGGAGATCGGTAAGAAAGCGTTCGCCGCTGCAACGGAAGTCAAGACGTTCAGCCAGCTCATCGACACCGTCAAGGAATCGCTTGGCTCCGGTTGGACGAAATCGTTCACATACGTCATCGGCAATCTCGAGGAAGCCAAGGTCCTCTGGACCGGCGTCAACAACGAGATCAACGCAATCCTCGACCCGATCGCCGAGGCCCGCGAGGAGATGCTGAAGTTCTGGCATGATAACGGCGGGCGAGATAAGGCGATCCAGGCGATTTCCGATGCCTTCCAAGGGCTTAAGACGATCATGTCGACGATCGGCGATTCTTTCGAGCGCATATTCCCGCCGATGACCGGCGAGAGGCTCGTCGAGATCACCAACACCATCGCCGACCTCGCCGCTAGATTCAAGGATTTCGCAACAGATTCGATGCTCCTGTCCGATCTCAGCATCATGTTCGAGAACATATTCGCTGTGATCCGCAGGCTCGCCGAGGTTGCCGGAAGCATGCTGAGCAACCTTTCCCCGCTCATCGGCATATTCGCCGATTTCGGCGGTTCTCTCTACGAGGCGGTTTACTGGCTCACGCTGTTCCTCGGAGGGGTGGCGAAGTCCGAGGACCCGCTCAAGTATTTTTCGATGAACGCGTCATCGCTTTCGCATGTGGTGGAGAACGTCGTCTCTGGAATCGAGAATCTCGTCAAGGCTCTCCTCGACTTCGTCGGCATACACATCGAGGGCAATCCCATCACCGATATTTTCACGAAGCTATCCGAGTTCGCGTCGAAGCACTTCGACCTGTCGTTCCTGAGGACGCTCGGCGATTCCGGCCAGGGGCTCATCGGCATATTCGATGCGCTCAGGGACGCCATCTCCAGCGCTCTCAACGCGATACTCTCCGGGTTCGGCAGCGGCGTCGAGTTCATCATAGGCATATTTGACGGTTTCGCAACGAGCGCGGAGAATACCGCTGGCGCCGCGAAGGACGTCGCCGAGTCGTTCTCCGGCCTGGATTCCGTCAAAACCATCATCAGCAGTTTCGGCTCCCTCATCGCATGGGTTGGCGAGAAGGTCGCTGTCGCAGCCGCATGGATCGGCGAGCAGCTTCCTCATTTGTTCGAGTTCCTCGGGAGCCAAGATCTTCGCGACATCATCCTCAACTTCAACAGCCTCATGCAGGGCGGCCTGCTGCTATCGCTTAAGAATTTCCTTGATGTCCTTGCCAAGGGCAAGGAGGAGAAGAGCGGTGGAGGTATCGTCGACACGATCAAGGGGTTGTTCGGCGACATCCCCGACAAGATCGGGGAGACGTTCGATAAGCTTACCGAGGCGCTTTCGAACTTCCAGGAGAGCATCAAGGGCAGCGCGATTCTCAAGATCGCGATCGCCGTCGGCATCCTCGCCGGCTCGCTCGCGCTCCTCGCTTCCATCGATCCGAACAGAATGGCCTATGGTATCGCGGGCATCGCCGCTGCGATGGGCTCGCTGATCGGCGCATTCGAGATCATAAGTATGGGGAGCTCAGTCAAACCGAGGGTCATCTCGGCCATCGCGTCGTCTTTGATCAAAATGGCAATTGCCGTAGGAATCCTATCGTTGTCCGTTAAGCTTCTATCGGGTCTCGACATGGAGAGCCTCGGCAGGGGTCTCATCGGTGTCGGCTCCATGATAGCCATGCTCTCCGCCTCGGCGATTCTCATGTCCCGTTTCGGCGGAAACATGACACGCGCGACGAAGGGCTTGACGTCCTTTGCCATCGCCATCGGACTTCTCTCGTTGTCGGTAAGGCTTCTGTCTGGACTCGACATGGAGAGTCTCGGAAGGGGTTTGCTGGGCGTTGCCGCGCTCATGGGCGCTGCCGTCATCGCTGCGATAGCGCTGTCGAAATTCTCAGGTGGCGGCAAGGCGGCAAAGGGCATGGTCGGATTCGCCGCGGCGATAGGAATCTTGGTCTTGTCCGTCAAGGCTCTTGCTGGGATGAACATCGACGAGCTCAAGCGCGGGCTTCTCGGCGTTGCCGGACTGATCGCCGCGTTGAGCGTTCTCGCCATCGCCGTCGGGCATAGTTCGCTTGGCGTTGGCGCGGCCGTGAGCATCCTCGTTCTTGTCGGTGCTATCGCGGCGCTCGGAGGCGTCGTAAGGTCGCTCGGCGGCATGAGCCTCGGCGACCTTGCCAAGGGACTCGGTGCCGTTGCGATAAGCATCACCGCCATGGTCATCGCGCTGAAGGTCCTTCAAACGGGATCCGCCGGAATGATTGCCGGCGCCGCAGCCATGATGGTCATGGTGGTTGCCATGCGTGTGTTCGTCCCCGTTCTCGAGAGACTGGGGGCGATGGATGTCGGAGACATTGTCAAGGCATTCTTAACGCTTGGCGCCGCGTTCGCCGCACTTGTCGTCGCGTCGGTTGCCCTTAACGGGCTCTCGCCTATAGTCCTATCCGCAAGCATGGCCATTGCCGCATTCGGCGCGGCTTGCGGCGTGTTCGGCATCGGTATCGGTGTTGCATCGGCCGGCATCATCTTATTTGCGACGGCTTTGACGACCGCCGGAGCTGCTATCGTTGCAAGCGCTGGCATCATCTCGACGGGAATCATATCTCTCATCAGCGCGATCATCGTCGGCATATTCGATGGAATCACGGCTGCCGCCGTGTCGATTCTCGAGAATTTCGGCGAGATCCTCGCCGCCCTCGGTGTCGCAATCCATGCGATAGGCGATTTCATAGTCGAGAACATCCCCTATGTCCTCGGCGTTATAGCGACGCTTGTCATATCTGTTCTATCCCTTATCCCGACGTTCATACCGCAGCTTGTCGGAATCATCGGGCAGTTCGTCGTCGCTTTGGTGACGACGCTTGTCGCGTGGATCCCGACAATCGCAAGCGTTCTCGTGACAGGTGTCATATCCTTGATCAACTCCCTCGCGAACGGCATCCGAGAGAATTCCGAGGCTATATTCGCCGCCGTTAGGAACCTTCTGAGCTCGGTCATCGAGCTCGTTCTCACGGCCCTTGCGGACATCGTCCGACTTATCCCGGGCGTCGGCGACACGCTTGCGGGCTTCATCGAGGACGGCAAAGAGGGCGTCAGGCAGGCGCTCGCTCCCGAATCGTTCGAATCGATGGGCACCGACGCCATGTCGTCAGCAACGAGCGGAATCGAGGCGGGCGGGGAGCAACTCGCGTCTGCAGCGGAGAGCGTCGGCACCGAGGGCTACAACAGCTTCGCCGACGGATTCACGCAGGCCGGCGACACGGATCTCATGGGACCGATTCTCGAGTCGGTCGAGGGGTCCGGTGCGGATTTTACCGCGTACGGCTTCGATGGCGGAGACCTGTATGTCGGCGGCTTCGCGGATGCCGTGTCGACGGGAGAGCTGCCGCAGGGTCTTTACGATGAGCTCATGTCTGCCGAGGGTTTGTTCGGCGATGCCGCGACTTCCAACGCAGGCGTTTACTCGAATACGGTTCAGGGCTACAACGTCGTTCCGGCAGGTCAGTCCCTTGCCGGTTCCGGCGCGCGGGGCGCCGGCTCTCAGCGTGCAGCCTATGAATCCGCCGGTTCCAATGCCGCCGAAGGCTTCAACTGGTCGCTTGCCTCGCCGTACGCGCTGAGCGTTGCAAGGCAGAAGGGCGCCGAGCTCGCCAACGCGGCGCTGAACTCGGTCAGGACGACACTTGACGAACGGTCTCCTTCGAAGAAGATGAAGAAGATCGGCCGTTACGCCACCGAGGGCTTCGTCATCGGCATCGGCTCCCTCACGGGAAGCGTCTACAAGGAATCCTCGAGCGTTGCCCAGAACGCAATCGATGGAATAAAGGACTCGCTCGGCGAAGCGTCCAAGTACCTCGACGACGGTATCGACTTCGACCCGACCATCCGACCCGTCATGGACCTGTCGGAAATTCAAAATGGCGTCGATTCGATGAATCGCCTCGTCGGGAACGGCGTGCCGAATCCCTCCATCGGCGTCGGATTCGGCGCATATCCGCAGAGGATCATGTCCTCTCTGCTCAGCGAGGCATCCGGAAGCATCGGATCCCGCGGGGATGTCATCGAGAACAACACCTACAACCTCTACATGGATGGCGTTCGCGTCAATGACGACGAGGGCATCACCAACAGGTTCGTCGACCTCATGTACGAGCTCAAGCTGAAGGAGCGTGGTTACATTGGCTAGGCCGGTGCCCGAGGGCGATTACCTGATCGTCAGCGTCAAGAATATGAACGTCGCGCTCGATGTGCAGTACGCGGGTATGAGAGACGGCTCGAACGTCGAGGTGTGGACCATCCTCAACAACAGGGCGCAGCTGTTCACCATCAGATACAATTCCGACGACACGGTGAGGATTCTGGCCGCCTTTACCGGTAAATCGGTCGACGTCAGCGGCGGCAACATCAGGAACGGAACCAACGTCCAGCAGTGGACGAACAACGACACGAGGGCGCAGAAGTGGGGGCTCGGCGCTACTGGGAACACG